CAAGAAGCGGATGTTCCTTATGTTCCAGATGAATGGAATAAATTAATGGAAAAATATGGGCGCGATCCGCAGTCTATAACCGGTATGACAATTATTGGACGTTATTTGTCAAAAATGAAACTCAAATAGTTTAAAGATTATCGTTGGAAAGATACAGAATTTTTATAGTAGATGGCGAATAATAAATTAGAGCAAACTATGAAGCGTCAAGGATATGATGCTCAATAGATTGCAACCGCTATTGAAAAAAGTTCTATTGCTATTCCAGAAGGAGAACTAAAAGGACCGGTTTATGCTCCACCACCTAATGCCCCTGCGGAAGATTATTTCGCACAATAGAGTGGTGAAGTGGAACAAGAATTAGACTTAACTGATGAAGACCGCACTTATTTAAGACTTAAATGGGGCAAGACTTATAAACCTGAAGAATGGGTTAAGCTTGAATAGCTGTATGAAGAAATGATGGCTTCTTATGATATTCAAGGTGCCGGACATAAAGATACGCTAAAATTAATATGTAAGACATCTTTAAAGGCAAATCAATTGATCGATATTGGTGATATTGAAGGTTTCCAAAAGATGAGCAAAGTATATGATAGCTTGATGAAGTCTGGTAAATTTACCGCTGCTCAAAACAAAGCAGAATCAGGTGAATTTATTGATTCAATTGGTGAATTAATTGAATTGTGTGAAAAAGAAGGATATATTGAAAGATATTATGTTGAATAGCCACATGATAAAGTGGATTTAACTATTCAAGATATGCAACGTTATACTCGTACTCTTATTGAAGATGAAACTAATATTAGCACAATGGTAGAAAAAGCTTTACGCGAAAATGCTAAAGAAGATGAAGAGAAAGCAAAGAACGCGGAAAGCGATATCGTTGATGATGCTGATTTAAGTATTGAAGAACTTGAAAAAACTATTAAAGATAGTGATTACGCGGATTTTGAGGAATTTAAAGAATAGGAGTCCGCGCGAGATAATGAGTTCTTATAGGGTTTGGATAAATAATGGCATTACAAGATTTACTGTAGTTAAATGATAGCCGTAAAAAAATAGGTCTATCACCGGAGCGAGTAGAAGCGGTAATGCCTACTATCCGCAAATACGTTGCCTTTTGGAGAGAATATCCTGATTTATTTGTAGATTTTATGGTGCGAGGAAGACGCACTGAAATAAAAGATGGAGAATTTAATTTTTATTTTTATTAGAGAGTATTTCTCCGTTCTGTTATGCGTTATTAGTATGTTTACGCGGTTTTCCCTCGTGCTTATTCTAAATCATTCTTGTCTGTTATGGCATTAATGATTAGATGTATTTTATACCCTGGTGCGCATTTGTTCGTTACTTCTGGAGGTAAAGAACAAGGTGCTAGTATTCTTCATGATAAAGTTCAAGAAATATGTGAACTTATTCCAAGTTTTAATCGAGAAATTGATTGGAGCCGAGGAAAAACTCTTGAAGGAAAAGATAAAGTTAGATATGTGTTTAAAAATGGTTCAGTTTTGGATAACCTCGCAGCTCGTGAAAGCACTCGTGGTCAGCGTCGTCATGGTGGACTAATGGAAGAATGTGTTGGTATTGATGATGCCATTCTTCGTGAAGTTATTATTCCTGTTATGGCAATTTCTCGTAGAGCTAAAGATGGCACTACTAATGAACAAGAGCCATTAAATAAATCACAAATCTATATTACTACTGCTGGTTATAAGGGCACATTCCCTTATGATAGACTTATTGGTTTCTTAGTTCGTATGGTGACTTAGCCCGATCGTTGTATGATATTAGGCGGAACATGGCGAACTCCTGTTGCGGTAGGATTACAAAGTAAAACATTTATTACTGACCAAAAGAATGAAGGAACTTATAATGAAGCTTCATTCGAACGTGAATATGAATCTAAGTGGTCAGGAACTGTTGAGGATGCTTTCTTTAATGGAGAGCATTTTGATAGAAATAGAAAACTATTATAGCCTGAATATGAAGCTTCTGGGCGCGCGGGCGCACAAGCTTATTATGTACTTTCTGTAGATGTAGGTCGTAAGGGGTGTGATTCGGTAGTTTGTGTATTTAAAGTAACACCACAAGCTCAAGGTCCAGCTATTAAATCATTAGTAAATATGTATACTATGTCAGATGATCATTTTGAAGATTAGGCTATTAAATTAAAGAAATTATTTTATAAATATAAAGCTAAAACTTTGGTTATAGACGGTAATGGTTTAGGTATTGGACTTTTGGATTATATGGTAAAATCTCAAAATGATGAAGATGGTGAATTTTTACCTGATTTTGGTGTTGAGAATGATGATGATGGATATTATAAAAAATATCGCACACCAAATACTCAATTTGATGCTATGTATGTTATTAAAGCAAATGCTCCAATAAATACTGAATGTCATGCTAATGCTCAGACTCAATTACAAGCGGGTAAGGTAAAATTCTTAATAGATGAGAGAACAGCTAAAGAAAAATTATTAGCTACTCAAAAAGGTTCAAAAATGACTTCTGAACAAAGGGCAGATTATTTAAAACCATTTACTCTAACCTCCATATTAAAAGAAGAAATGATGAATTTACGCGAAGAAAATGAAGGTATTAATATTATCCTAAAATAGGCAAATCGTGGAATTCGTAAAGATAAATTTTCGGCTTTTGAATATGGATTATATTATTTAAAACTTGAAGAAGATAAAAAGAAAAAGCGTAAAAAGTTTAATGCGGCTGATTGGTGCTTTTTAAATTAAGGAGGGTGGAAAATGCGTGCTTCAAGAGGAGAAATTAAAATTGAAGAAATCTTAGAAGAAGCAGGACTACCTTTTAAAATGGAATATATCTTTCCAGATTTAAAAAGCCCAAGCGGGCGTCCGCTTCGTTTTGATTTTGTTATATTTGATGATGATGGAAAAATTGATTTCATTATTGAGTATTAGGGAAAATAGCATTATGAAGCCAGTTCTAAATTTGGCGGAAAACGCGGTTTATACCAGTAGCAATATAATGATAATCAAAAAAGACGTTTTTGCGCTTTACATGATTTTAGATTAATAGAGATTCCATATACCGACGAAAACCTTATTTCTTATGATTATATAATGAAATTAGCAGGTTATTAAAGGAGGTGGAACTTTGGATACGCAAGATCGTAATGATTAGATTCACGCTAAAGGTTTTGATATTTATAATAGTCGTTATGAATATAATTATAATGACACTATGGATTATGCCAATAGAAAAATAAAAGTTGGCACAAAAACTTTAGATGATGCTATTTTAAAACTTGGTGATTATAGTAAGATTAGATACCCAGGTCAAACTCGTATTATCACGAAACCCGATGTGCTTCGCGCACTAGCAGAAAGAGATTTAAATGCTTTGCGATATATTTCTAATCTTTATTATGATATAAGTGGTGTATATCAACGAGTTTGTAATTATGTTGCTTTTTTATACCGCTATGATTGGTATATTGCAGCCGAAACTTATGATGATAATGTAAAAGAAGAAAAAGTTTTAAAAGATTTTTATAGAATGTTGAATTATTTTGATAATAGTTATATTAAAAAGATTTGCGGAGATATTGCTTTACAAGTCGTTAAAAATGGATGCTATTATGGATATATAGTTCCTTCAGAGAAAAATCTAATTTTACAAGAGTTGCCAGTTAGATATTGTAGAACACGTTATAGTGTAAATAATACTCCAGTTGTCGAATTTGATATGCGATTTTTTGATACTTTTAGAGATATGAATTACCGTTTAAAAGTATTAAAATTATTCCCAGAAGAATTTGCTAAAGGTTATGTTTTATATAAGCAAGGAAAACTTGCTTTAGATGATGCGGTTGGATGCTAGCATACTGGTAGTTGGTATGTTCTTGAGCCAGAAAATTGTATTAAATTTAATATTAATAATAGTGATGTTCCTATTTTTGTAAATTCCATTCCTACTATTATGGATTTAGATGCAGCGCAAGATCTTGACCGCAAGAAACAAATGTAGAAGTTGCTTAAAATTTTAGTCCAAAAGCTCCCAATGGATAAAAATGGTGATTTAATATTTGATGTTGATGAAGCCAGAGATATCCATAATAATGCCGTTTAGATGTTATAGAGGGCTATTGGAGTAGATGTTTTAACTACATTTACTGATGTAGATTCTATTGATATGTCTGATAAGAATACTACTACAACGACAGATGATTTAGCTAAAGTTGAACGTAGTGTTTATAATTCGTTAGGTATTTCATAGAATTTATTTAATACTGATGGTAATATGGCTTTAGAAAAATCAGTGTTAAATGATGAATCTACAATAAGAAGTTTAATTTTATAGTTTAATATATTCTTTAATAGAATTATTGAAAAAAAGAGTAGTAATAAGAAATATAATTTTAGATTTTATTTATTAGAAACTACTCAGAATAATTATCAAACACTTTCTAAAATGTATAAAGAACAAGCGCAAATGGGGCAATCAAAACTATTGTCTTAGATTGCTCTTGGACATTCATAGAGTTTTATTCTTAATGCAGCTCATTTTGAAAATGAGATTTTACATTTAAGTGAAATTATGATTCCTCCTCTTATGAGTTCTACTATGGGTAGTGAAGATATTTTGAGTTTAAAGGGTTCATCATCTAATAATAAAACTCAAAATAATTCAGGAAGTTTAGGTTCTGGAACTACTAAAGCTTCTAATGGCGAGGCGGGACGTCCGGAAAAACCTGATGATTAGAAAAGTGAAAAAACTATTCAAAATAAAGAAGCAATGAAATAAGGAGGATTTATGAAACATACAAGTATTAAATTAAATACACCTTGTGAGTTTATAAATATAACTCCTGTAAATCCTTTAATTTCTAAATGCCAAATTAAGGTTTGTTATGTAGATGATAAACCTAATCGTAATAAAAGCGTAATTACTAAAGATGTAGCGACTGAGATGGCTAATAGTCTTCCAGGCAGTCCTATTGTTGGCTTTTTTAACGAAAATACCGAAGATTTTGAAGAACATAATAGGATAATTGAATTATCTAACGGCGAATTTAGAATGAAAGATAATACTCGCCCTTATGGTTTTGTTGATCTTGGAGCTAAAGTTTGGTTTTAGAAATTTTTGGATGATGGTGTTGCCGAACGTGAGTATTTAATGACTGAAGGTTATTTGTGGACTGGTTAGTATCCTGAATGTAAACGTGTAGTTGATAAAGGGAATAATCATTCTATGGAGCTTGATGAAAAAACATTAAATGCTACGTGGGCAAAAGATAGTAATGGAAAGCCTTAGTTTTTTATTATAAATAAGGCAATTATTTCTAAACTTTGTATTTTGGGAGAAGAAAATGAACCTTGTTTCGAAGGCTCCCAAATCAATGTGAATTTTTCATTCGATGATGGTTTTAAGAACACTTTGTTCTCCATGATGAATGAACTTAAAGAATTTATGAAAGAAGGAGGACCCAAAGTGTTTACACAATATGCTGTTGAAATTGGCGATAGTTTGTGGAATTCTCTCTGGTCTTATGTTGAGACTAAGTATCCTGGCGAGCCTAGTAGTTATTGTTCTATTTATCGCATTGAAGGCGTTTATGAAGATGCTGGACAAAAGTTTGCTATTCTTCAAAATAGACAAGACCAAAAATATTATCGCATGGACTTTTCTCTTACCGATGTAGAAGGCTTTGTTCCTTCTGACGCTTTAACTGAAGTAACTAAGTCTTATACTCCGGCAGCAGAGCCTCAGTTTGCTCTTGCTGATGTTGAAGCTTTTGAGACTGATTATGCTTCAAAGAAAAAGGCTGAGGAAGAGGACAAAAATAATAAATCTAATGGCCAAAACCCTGATAATAAATCAGAGGGCAATGATAATAAAAAGAACCCTGATAATGGGGAACCCTCTAATAAGTCTGATAAAGGCGACAATGGCGAGAATGATGATGATAAAAAGAAAAAGAAAAATTATTCTCTTGAGGACGTTGTTGAATATACTGAACTTAAAGCTCAGTATGATGAATTACAGACTAAATTCGCGGCTCTTGAAACTGAAAATAATAGCTTGAAAGAGCAAATTGCTCCACTTGCTGAATTTAAAAATGCCGCTGAAAAGAAAGATAAAGAAGATATGATTGCTAAATTCTATATGCTTTCTGATGAAGATAAGGCTGATGTTGTTGAAAATATTGATAAATATTCTCTTGATGATATTGAAGCTAAATTATCTGTTATTTGTGTTCGCAACAAGGTGAGTTTCGACCTTGACGAAAATAATAAGCCCAATGGTGCTACTACTTTTAATTTGAACAATAATGGTTCAGAAGATGATGATATGCCCGCTTGGGTGAAGGCGGCTTTTGCTACCGCCAACAAAAATTAATAAGGAGGACATACTAAATGTTTAAAGACTTTTTGAATAAGAATCTTCCTATTAAGTCTCAGGCAAAGTATGTTGAGTTTGGTTACGGTCAGGTCGAGCCTAATCACCTTTCCGCACAAAGAAATGCTCAAATCTATGCTCAACTTCCCGCCAATAAAGACATTGAGATTCTTGAAAACGGTCAGTTTGTAAAGTATGACTATGCTGCTAATAATAACGGTGTCGGCGAAGTCAACTTCACTGGCGAAGGCGAATGGATGCTCGTTTATAACGAGATTAAACTTTATCGTGATCATTATGATGGCAGTAAGCAGTGGGATTGCGAATTTGCTATGATTAAAGATGACTATCAGGCTCGTGTTTATAGCCCTTATGATTGGGAGCATACCGAGGTTGAATATGGTGGTCGTTTCTGGAATGGTGTTGATGAAAAGGGTCAAACCTATAAGTTAATCAATCAGACTGTTTCCGCTGATCAAGGTTTAAAGACTGTTACTATTGCTGGTCGTGTTTATGATGTTGATGAAACCGGCAAGTTTACTTATGATGGTAATGAATATACTCTTGATAGTAATCATCAGGTTGCTAATGTTCCTGTAAAATATTACTATGATAAGCTTCTTACTGATGTTCCTGATATGTATGAAATGAATTGGACCGCTGATCCATATCATAAGTTAGGTATTTATCATGAGAAGTTCATGGAATCTGGCACTTCTATGGTTCCTCGTGTATTTAAGACCATGATTGGTGATCTTTATACTACTAATATGATTAATGAAGAGACTCTTGCTGTTGGAGATAAGCTTTCTCCTTCTGCTGCTACAAAGGGTATTCTTAGCAAAACTGGCGACGATTCAATGACCTGGCAGGTTGTTAAGGTTTATACTATGCCTGATGGTCAAAAGGGCGTCAAGGTAATGCGTATTAAGTAAGAAAGGAGAAAAGGATAATGTTAGATAAAAATAATTTAATTGCTCTTATGAAGCAAGTTGCTAAGGCTGATCCTTCTGCTCCTGTTGCTTATAGTTATGAGGGAAAAAATCTTAGTTATGAAGCCTTAAATGAAACTCTTCGTAATGAAATGAATGAGTTGGCTGGTACTTACGCTCTTTATCGTGAAAATAAGAATCTTATTTTCTCTATGATTGAGCAAACTCTTGATGAGGTTCTTCCTAAGAAAGTTATTCAGCAATATGATCAGTTTGCTGAGGTTAAGACTTTCGCTCAAGGTGATAAACCTATTTTCCGTCGTCCTCTTAATAATCGTGCTCGTGCTAAGCAGTTTGTAACTCGCGTTGGTCTTGCTGGTATTTATGAAGTCTTCAAGCTCGGACCTAAAGAGAATGAAGCCTTCGAGGTACGTACTAGCGCTATCGGCGGAGCTGCTCAGATTGGCTTCGAAGAGTTCCTTGATGGTCGTGTTGATTTCGGTGAAGTAACCAAGATCATCATGGATGGTATGGATGAACTTATTTATAAAGAAGTCGCTGCTGCTCTTAGATCTTCTATTAATCAGCTTCCTCCTGCTAACCGCGTTGCGGCTGCCGGATTTGATGAAGCTGCTATGGATCGTTTGATCACTATTGCTTCTGCTTATGGCACTCCTACTATTTATTGTACTTATGAGTTCGCTGTTAAGATGATTCCTCATGAGGCTTGGAGATATACTGAAGCTATGAAGAACGAGCTTTGGAATAATGGTCGTCTTGCTACTTACAAGGGCACTAAGGTTATTATTCTTGAGCAGGGCTTTGAAGATGAAACCAATACTCGTAAGGTTATTGATCCTGGTTATGCTTGGGTTATTCCTACGGGCACTGATGGTAAGCCTGTAAAGATTGCTTTCGAAGGTGGCACTATTGTTGACGAGTTCAACAATTATGATCGTTCTCGTGAGATTCAGGTTTACAAGAAGGTTGGCGTAGTTTGTATGCTTGCTAATAACATCTGTGCTTATGTTGATACTTCACTTCTCGGTCAGATGTATACTTGGAATTATGATGGAGTCACCGGTAAGGTTGTCACTTATGATGGCCGTCTTGATGGCAAGATTTAATTTAATATAAATTATTCCATGGGGAGAAGGGATTAAAACTCCCTCTCCCCATATTTTTGTTTTATGAGTAAAAGGAGAAATTGAATAATGATTAATAATGAAGATATTTATAATGTAAAAAATAGAAGCACTAGCGTAGTTGTTTATACTATTCCTGATACAAATTTGCGTCGTGAATTTGCGCCTGGTGAAACTAAGCGTATTCCATTTGGTGAGCTAGAGAAATTAACTTATCAGGCAGGCGGCCGCGAATTAATTGCTAATTTTTTACAAATTTTAGAGCCAGAAGTAACTCATACTCTTAATGTTCATACTGAACCTGAATATAATATGTCAGAGCAACAAGTTGCTGATTTAATTCTTAATGGCTCATTAGATGCTTTCTTAGATGCTCTTGATTTTGCTCCTATTGGAATTATTGACTTAATCAAGAATTTATCTGTTAGCCTTCCTATTACTGATATTAATAAGCGTAGAGCTTTGAAGGAAAAAACTGGGTTTGATGTTGATAAAGCTATTGCTAATGATATCGCTAGTAAAGAAGAAGATACTATTGTAGAGAAAGAACCGGCAGCTAAGCGTCGTGTAGTAAGAGAAGAACCTACTACTCAAGGTCGTCGTACAAGCGGTTCTGGATATAAAGTAATTAATAAAACCGAGGAAACTTCCTCCAAGAAATAATTTATAGGAGGGCGATTAAGTGGGAACATTATTCTCAACTGTTTATAATCGCTTTCTAAACAAGGTTACTGATGATATGTATCTGGAATTGACTCCTGAAGATACTCTAAGAGATTTATAGAATCTTATAATAGATGCTATTCCTGGATTTGAATTTCCGCGAAAAAATCTTTTAGATTATAATTTAGATGTCGCTACTATTAATGAATCTGACGCTATGCCGGATGATTTTATTGTAGGAACAGTATGGGGGGAACTTCCAGAGCCGGGTGAAGAACCTCAAGTTTTAGTTGATAGATCCAGTTTTAATTGTGATCTAACTGAAGAAGAAATTAATATTTTAGCTATTTTAATGATGTGCGGTTGGACGCAAAGACAAGTCACTTCAATTGAGAATACTCGAATGAAATATAGTGGCTCTGATTTTAAATTTACTTCTTAGGCAAATCACCTATCAAAGTTATTGAATTTATTAGGTGAATGCCAAAGACAATCTCACCATATGTAGCGTTTATATAAACGCAGACGTTTAAATAATAAAGGTGAGTATGAATCTAATTGGGATGTATTTAAAAGTCGATATGATTACTAAATATAATTTTGATATTCCAATAGAGAGCATAAAAGTAAATTGCTTGCGCTTAACCAATCAATTATGGAAATTAATTCCAATGCGCGAAAATAATGAAGATTGGCATAAATAGCTAGAAACTGTTATAAATGAAATTGTGGGGTTTAGTGTGATTTTTAGCGCTGAACCCCTTTATTTATAGTTATTAAACAAACTTGAGGGATTATAGAATCAAGATACTGATTTTAATTTTTACCGTAAGACTGTATTTGAAACTATCAGTCTTTTATAGGAGATAAATTATGGCGTCAGGGTTTGATTATAGTAGTAAGCAACCTTTTAGATTATAGCAAGGTCGCTTAGGAATTTATGATAAACCACCCTTTGAAGGTAGCCCTGTTGAAGGCGTTAATTATATGGCGGTTCGGCTCGGTCAAATGGGCGGAAACCGCCAACAAGAGCGTATGATTTTATCTAAACGTAGAAGTTTAGATAGGGCAGTATGGAATTCATACCAAGCCGCGGAAATTATTAAATAGGATGCGGAATATAAAAAACCTATTAGGTGTTTGATTAATCCTAATAAATTAAAATAGGATTATGATGACAAGATTTTATCTGTTGGAAATGAATATTAGTTTAAACCAGGAGATATTTTTGAATGGTGTGGAACTAATACCTATTGGATTTGTTATCTTTAGGATTTGACTGAATTAGCTTATTTTAGAGGAGATATTAGAAAATGCTCTTATAAAATAAATTGGGTAGATGAGGGAGAGAAAAAGTCTACTTATGCAGCAATTCGCGGTCCTGTAGAAACGAAAATTAATTATATTCAAAAACATGAAATTAGTGTAGATATTCCTAATTATTCATTAAATATTTTGATGCCTAAGAATAAAGATACTTTGAGTTATTTTAAGCGGTATACAAAATTTTATTTAGATAGTTAGGATGACGGAGATAATTTAATTTGTTGGCGTGTTGAAGCTGTAGATTCTATAAGTATGCCTGGTATTTTAGAAGTCAATGCGACTGAATATTATATTAATGAGTAGGAAGATAATTTAAATGATAAGACTGTTGGTTCTTTAATTGCGGAACCGATTGATCCGAATCCTACGACAACTGATATTATAGGAGAAACATTTATCTTTCCAAAGAAAAGTTATACTTATTATTTTGATGGTGAAGTTGTTTTAGAATGGAGCATAAAGAATAATAAGAAGTTGCCGGTTTCTTTAAAAATTATTAAAGAAGCAAAAAAACCAACAGTTGAAATAAGTTGGACTTCTGGATATAGTGGATAGTTCGATTTATTATATGGAGATTATAAAAAAACGATAATTGTTCAATCATTGTTTTAAGGAGAAAAAGGTGTTATGAAGATTGATGGAGTAAAGATTCCTAAATCTAGTTTCTTATCTATGGAAAAGGATTTAGAAATTGTTGTAAATCATTTATGTAAAAATGAAAGATTAAAACGTTTATTGTATTATACTACCCCAGATGCTATAGACAAGCCAAATCTGAGTGATGAACAAATGATTTAGTTATTTAAGAAAAATATTAAATTAATTCCTAAATTATATGTTGATGGTAGTGTTTTAAATTATGTCGTAATTAGTTTTGATAATTTTATTCCTAATGATACAAATCCAGAATTTAGGGATAATATTATTGAATTTGATATAGTTTGTCATTATGATTAGTGGCATTTAAAAGATTATTAGTTGCGTCCTTATCGCATTGCTGCGGAAATAGATAGTATGATAGATAAAACACATTTAACAGGTATTGGAAAATTGGAATTTCTTGGTGGCAACCAAATTATTTTAACTGATGAATATGCTGGTTTATGTCTTATGTATACTGCTATTCATGGAGAAGAAGATAAGAAATTTATGCCAAATCCCAATGATGAAGAAAGATTTTTAAAAGACTTTTAGGATCGAACTAAATAATGGATTTACGTTTAGGCTTAATGTGCGGAATTGATTTACCAATACCAGAACTTTAGGCTACAATTCATTAGCCAAAGATAAAAGAGATTGCTTTTGTCGGTGAAAAAGATTTCTTCCTTGGGGTTCAATGTCTTTGTATTGATAAAAATATAATAGCCAATTAGGGCGAAAGTCTTTTAGTTAATACGAATAATTTTTAGATATTTATGACAATGATGAAAGAAAAAGAGATGGCTGAAAAAAAAGATTCAGTCATAAATGTTTTTTCTCTTATATTTCCAAAATATAAAACTTTATTTACTCCAAGATCTATCATTTTACAAAGTGATACTTAGATAATGATTGATGATTCAAATTTTGAAATTCTTTAGGAATATTTAAAGGAAATATTTTGTTTTAAATCTTCTATGTCTCAAGAGCTGGGTTTTAACCCTGCTAATGATACTGCTAAAAAAATTGCAGATAAATTAATGAGAGGTAGATAGAGAGTTGCTGAATTAAATGGTTCAGCTAATGTTAGTATATTTAGTTAGTATCTTTCAATGCTTACTGTAGGTTTAGATTCAATGTCTCTACAGGATTTAATGGATTTAACAATGTTCCAACTTTTTGACCTTGTTGAAAGATATTAGCTTTATATTAATTGGGATATTGATATTCGGTCAAGGCTAGCGGGCGGAAAACCTGATGGCAAACCGGAGAACTGGATGAAAAATATCCATTAAATTTATTAAGGAGGAAAATAACCTATGAAATTTGGTGTTCGCGAAATTTGCGATGTCGTTTTAAAGGCTAAGGCAACTCAAAAGGTTGGTAATAAAATCTTTTATAGAAATGAGCCAGTTATTTATTTCGACACTTTAAAAACTTCCAGCATGGAAGGCGCTGCTACCACTGTATATGCACAGGGAGGACGCGGTAATGCTCGTTTAGTAGCCTGGGAAGGTGAGCGTACTGTTACCTTTACAATGGAAGATGCTCTTATTTCTCCAGAAGGTTTCATGATTCTTTCTGGTGCTGGTCTTGTTGAAGCAAGTGCTACTAGTACTATTAAACAGCACGTTACTGAAACTGTAGATAAATCACAAATTGATAGTACAACCACTGAAGGACAAGTTACTATTCGTGTTTCTAAAAAGCCCTATCTTCCAACAGACGAACAAGAGAATTTTGCTTATGTTATGTTTGTCAAAGATGGCGAAATTATCACTGAGCCTTTTATTCCTGTCCATGAGGAGTTAACTGCTAAGACAGATACTAACGGTAATGAATATTTTGAATTAACTCTTAAAACTCCACATGATGATTATATTGCTGGTACAGGTAATTATACTTTTAATGAAAAGAATGGCCTTCCAGCGGCTGCAGCATATGATAGTGCTATTGTTGATTATTATACTGAAAAGGCTAGTGGCGCTCAACAGATTGAGATTACTGCTGATAAATTCGGTGGTAACTATTATCTTGAAGCCTCTACTTTATTCCGTGATCAAAATGGTGTTGATATGCCTGCTGAATTTATTATTCCTAACTGCAAGATTCAGTCTAACTTCACCTTCACAATGGCTTCTTCTGGTGATCCTTCTACTTTCACCTTTACTATGGATGCTTTCCCTGATTATACTCGTTTTGACCACAGTAAGAAAGTTCTTGCCGCAATTCAAATTATTGAGGAAGGCGGAGCTAGTGACCTCCATCGTACTATGACTGCTCACGATGAGGCTCACAATGCTTCTTTCACTGACTGATGATTATTAAAGGTAAACGTTGGAACATCCAAAAGAAAACTGAGGAAGTAAAAAACAACAATACCAAGAAAGAGAAAAAAGCTGTTAAATCTATCAAGGTTCCTGAAGAACCTGTGATTTCTGAAGAAGAAATTGATGAGGTCAGCAAATTCTTTAATTTAGATAAAGAATAATTTTATGGGAGAGAATAGAAATATTCTCTCCCATTTTTTTTATTTAGAGAAAAAGGAGAGATAATATGAATTCGTTATAGAGAAGTATTAAGGCCAGTCCAAGAGAAATGAATACAGAAGATTTTTTAAAGAAATCTTATGAATTTACAAAAAGAAGTATGAGTTAGAAATTAAGAGCAAGAGATACTTCTGAAAAACAAGCTAAAAAATTAGAAGAATTCTTTCAAAGTATTCAAAATAGATAGCTTGGAAATCCTATCGAAAATATCCAAATGAGTGAATTATTAGATGCTTTAGAATAGATTAATCCTTAGCTTTTTAATTCAATGAAATATTTATTTACTACGCCAGATAACTATGGAGATTCTAATGATGCGCATGGTAAATATTTTGAAGGGGTTATTGCGGAAGCGGTTGCCACTGCGGAGAATTATTTTGCTGGTAATAAAACTATGACTATAAGTGGAAGTAGTAAAAAGGCTGGAACCGCATCTGTTAATCTTATAGATTTAGCAAAGGATTTAGATGAAGATACAAAAAATCTAATGAATGATATTTATTAGAAAACTGCCCAAGAAATGAAAAAAGATAGTGAAGCTGCCTCTTCTATGATAAAAGGAGTTTCTGGCAAAGCGGATATTATAGGAATTTAGTAGAATTATACAATATAGAAAACTAGCCATTTAGAATTAGATGAAGAAATTTATGATGCTTTATTAAATGCTACTTTTACTGCGAAAAATTATATGTCTAACACTTAGATTGAATTAGGATCTACTAATCCTTTTCGTGTTTTTATGACTATGATTCCTCTTGGAGGAGCTACAAGTAAAATTTAGAGATATTACCGTATGTTGGCTTGTAAATAGAAGCACTTTCCTGATAAGCATCCTGATGCACCAAAGTATTTTTATAGATTAAGAGCTATTTATGAATTAACTGGTGGAAAATCTAATTATACTAATACTGTATTAAATAAGCTAATAGGTGGAAATTATACTAAATTTTTAGTTTTAAATTTATAGGGACATATAAGAGTTATTCCTACTTAGAGTGTCATAAAAGAGCTTATTGACAATATTGATGATGATTAGTTTAATAAAGATATAGATTGGCAAAAGGCTTTATATGGACGTATTAGGATTAATCAAAATAAATTTAGTGAAATTTAAAATTGACTAAATAGAAAATTTTTTGTATAATATAATAAAGAGTAAAAGGAGGCTAATTATGGCTAAAATTTCATATACTAAATTAGGAATTGGCAAGGAAGAATTGAATAAAGTTCAGACTGTAGAATATAATGATCAGACTATTGAAGTAAAGCAATATCTTCCAGTTGCAGAAAAGAGTGAATTAATTACTCGTGTATTAAATAATTCTGTAGATGAAGACAATGGATATTATAATCTTTTAAAGATGGATATGCATCTTGCGCTTGAGATTGTTTATGCTTATAGTAATATTAATTTTACAGAAAAGCAAAAAGAGGATTCAGCGAAGCTTTATGATATGCTCAATGCTTCAAAGGTGCTTAATCTTATTATTGGTCTTATTCCAGAGGGGGAGTTTTATTATTTAAATAAGACTGTCCATGAAATGGCTAATAATATTGTGGCTTATCGCAATTCCGCAATGGGAATTATGGAGCGCATCACTACTGATTATAGCAATTTAAATTTTGATGCTAGCACGATTCAAAAAGAGCTTGCCGATCCTAATAATATGACTTTATTGAAAGATATTCTCACTAAATTGGGCTAATTAAATTATTTAATTTAATTAATTTTTTAAAGTCATTAGAGTAATGGGGATAAGAGTATTTTATTACTCTTATCCCCTTTTTATTTTTATTTTGCAAAGTAAAAATTAAGAGAGAAAGGAGATTTTTTGATGGCTAAACAATTAAATAGTTATCAAGTTAATTTACAATTTAATGCAAATACTACATAGGCGAAAATGCAATTGCAGGATTTGCAAACGACTCTTGATGCTATTATAAAAGAATCTGTGGCGGGAGTCTCTAAAGGAGATTTTAATTTAACTAAAAGATTAAATGAAGCACAGATAGCGGCATCAAAACTACAAACCATTTTAGCTCAAACTACTAATGTAGAAACGGGAAAAATGGATTTAACAAGATTTTCTCAATCTTTAAAATAGAGTAACTTAGATTTAAAAAAGATATAGAGTAGTTTACTTGAGCTTGGGCCTTCTGGACAAAAAGCTTTTATGTCTTTAGCTCAATCTATTGTTGAAGCTGATGTTCCATTAAAAAGAACAAATTTATTAGTTTCTGAATTATGGACAACTTTAAAGAACACAGCTCGTTGGTAGATTTCTTCTAGTGCATTGCATGCATTTATGGGTACTATTCAATCTGCTTATGGATATGCTAAAGATTTAAATGAATCTTTAAATGATATTCGTATTGTTACTGGACACAATATTGAATATATGGATAAATTTGCTGAAAGAGCAAATAAAGCGGCGAAAGCATTAAATGCTACTACATTAGATTACACTAATGCTTCTTTAATTTACTATCAATAGGGTTTAAGTGATGAAGAAGTAGAAAAAAGAACAGATATTACTGTTAAAATGGCTAATGTCATTAAACAAAATGCTGATATTGTTTCTGATCAATTAACTGCGATTTGGAATAATTTCTATGATGGCTCTGACTCTCTAGAACATTATGCTGATGCGATGGTGCGCTTAGGTGCAGATACCGCATCTAGCTCTGATGAAATTGCTGGTGGTCTTGAAAAATTTGCGGCAGTTGCTAATACAATTGGTTTAAGCTTTGATAATGCAGCGGCTGCATTGGCTACTATTACTGCTACAACTCGTCAAAGTGAAGATGTAGTAGGTACTTCTTTAAAGACTATTTTTGCTCGTATTCAAGGTTTAAAATTAGGCGAGACCTTAGAAGATGGTACTACTTTAAATCAGTACTCACAAGCTCTTGCAGCTGTTGGAGTTAATATTAAAGACTCCAATGGACAATTAAAGGATATGGATATCATTCTTGATGATTTGGGGCACAAATGGTCAACAATTAGTAAAGATCAACAGGTAGCTTTAGCTCAACAAGTAGCTGGTATCCGTCAGTACAACCAATTAATTGCTTTAATGGATAATTTTGATTTTTATCAAGAAAATATTCAAAGAGCAAAAGAAGCAGATGGTTCTTTACAAGAACAAGCTGATATTTATGCTGAAAGCTGGGAAGCTGCTCGTGATCGTGTGCGTGCAGCAGCCGAAAGTATTTATGATGATTTGATTAATGATAAATTTTTTATTAGTTTGTCTGATGCGATAGCAGGAGCTTTAGATGCTATCGATAAATTGATTAGTTCTATAGGAGGTCTTCCAGGAGTAATTGCAGCTCTTGGAATGATATTTACTAAAGTGTTTAAAGTTCAAATGGGCGAGGGCGTTAATAATTTAGTTTTTGGCCTTTAGTCTTTAATTGGACTTACAAAAAAGAGTGCAGTTTCTCTTAAACAAGAAGCTTATAATCGAGCTTCTAATATGGCTTTTGATACTGGTACTGAAGTTGGAGATAGGTAGGGAGAATCATTAAAATAGACTTTAGACTTAAAGAAAAGAATATATGATATATCTGAAAATATTACAAAAGAGGAAAGACAATAGCTTGAAGGGTTAATTGAAATTAATCGAGCTTATAATGAACAGGCTATAAAAGCAGCTCAAAAAAAAGATTAGGCTAGTGAGAATCTTCAAAATACTCGCATGGATCTTAGAGCGCGCATAAGAAGAAATTCTGCCACTGGAGAAGTAGAGAAAAATTTAAATACTTTTGGAAATGTTCAATAGCAAATGAGTGGAATTATTAAAACTGGTTTGCGAGGAAGTAAAGCTTTAGATGGACTTAATAAAGCATTAAAAGAAGGAAGTTCATTAGGAAAAGCTTTTGAAGGTAGAATAAATACAATTCAGTAGGCTTTAATTAAAGTAGATAGATCTAAAGCAGCTGAATCTATTGGAAATTTTGCTGAAGAGTTAAAGAATGGAACTATAACAGTAGATTAGTTCTTGAAAAAAGTAAATAATGTTGTCACTAAAGAAAATTTAATGGCTGATGCTACATCTAAAGCAGCAACTGTTCTCGAGGATGACTTTGGTAAAAAAGTTAAAATTAACGGTGAGGATTGTCAAAAGCTTGCTGAAGATATGACTGAAGTTATTGTAACAACAGATAAATTAAAAACTACTAATAAGCAAGTTGCTGGGTCTTATGAAAAAATAAAAGCTGCAATTGAAAATTATAAAAATGCTACTGGAGATTTAGGGTAGAAATTAATTTCTATGGTTAATGGTTTTTCTTCATTGGCTATGGGATTGGCTTCCATTAAGAGTATTTTTGATACTTTATCTGATGAAGATATGTCATTTTTTGATAAATTTTTATCAGTTAGTATATCTTTAAGTATGGGTATTTCTATGACCATTTCTGGCTTATCTACTATGACTAAAGCTTATAAAGAATTGGCAGAAGCTAAAACTTTAGATAATATAAAGACTTCGCTTAATACGGCTATTACAGAAATTAATAATGTGGTAAAAGCTTAGGCAGCCGCCAGAACAGGAGCTCAAACAGCAGCTACAGATAGATAGGCATTGGCTGAAAGCAAACTTACAAAAAATATAATATTGTAGAATGCCGCTTGGTTAGTCCGTAATAAACAGATGTCCGCAACAGCAGCTCTTGGATTAAGTTTAGCTGGTACTATATTAGTTGTAGTTGCAGCTGCAGCAGCTTTAGTACTTATATCTAAAGCAGTTTATAATTCTATTCATAAAGAAGAAATAGCGGCTGAAGCAGCAGCTAAAGCGGCTTCAGATCTTGGTAATGCTTATGATGAGTGTCGTGAAAAGTATCAGCAAATGATTGATGAGTTTAATGAATATAAAGATGCCATAGATGCTTTGGATAATTTAACTAAAGGAACTCAAGAATATCGTGATGCTTTAGAGGAAGCTAATCAAAAGGCTTTAGAATTAATCCAAAATAATCCTGATAAATTTAATAAAGATGATTATTATTGGGATGATAATAAATTAGTTATTAAAGATACAGCTATGTCTCGTGTAGCTGAAACCAGTAGACAAGAGACTGTAGATTTATAGGCTACTTCTGCTATGGCTAATGCCAATAATGCTCAAGCATAGGCAAATTTATAGAAAAAAAATCTTGTCGATACTGTTACTGGTTCTTTACGCAACACAACTGGCGTAGATAAAACTATTGATGCTTATTTAAATAGCGATAGAGTTGCTGTTGATAAGGAAGATTTAAAAGATATCCTTAATCTTGATAACGATATAGATGATAAGGCTTTAGTTAATGTCCTTTGGCGCAATATTGATGCTTTAAATGAGTTAAGAAATACCATGGATGGGGTTGAAACCTCTTTTGATCTTGCTAGTAAAACCGCTGCAAGAGCACAATGGTCCGGATCTGGTAAAGAAAATACTAAAGCTGGAAAAATGGCGCTTGAAGGTGGCGGAAGATTATATAATAATCTTTATGCCGAGGGAGAAAATACTGTTAAAGGTTATTCATTAAGCACTAATTGGGCTGCTTATGAAAAAATGAATAATTTAAATTCTCTAAAAGGATATGAACGTTCTATTAAGAGCGATAAAGTTGAATATAGCTATTATGATGAGAATGGTGAAAAGATAACTTAGGAAATCAATAAAGAAGCTATTCAAATCGCGGCCGCAACCCAATATGCTAATGATAGAATTGGAGAAGCTTTAGATAGCTTATATCAAAATATTGCTAAAGCTAATAAAGATGGCCTTGATAGTGTAGGGAAATATTTATCAACAGAAAATTTTGATAATATGACAAAAGGCGAGCTTGAACAATTTTAGGGATTAACTGATGATTAGTTAAAAGAATATGGAATTGATAAACAAGCTATTGAAGAAGCTAAGAAAGTTGTATTTGATGAAATTGATGGTCTTAATGAAGCTATGAGCGATTAGATCACTGTTGGAGTGAATAAGACTTTAAAAGAAAATATTTAGAATTTTGGCTCTGAAGGTAAAGATGCCTATATTAGTGCTATCAATCAAATTGGTGAATCTATTGATTGGAATGCTTTGTCTCCAGAATCTTAGGCTGAAGCTTGGAATAAAATTTCTAATATTAATTGGTTTGATTTTGATGCTCAACGTCAAGCTGAAACTCTAATTAAAGAAATGGGCGGAGATGTTTCTGTTCTTGGAGATAATTGGGATAAAGCTTTTAGCTAGATGCGCAAAGCTGGAGATGTCGTTCCAGTATTAACTGATATCAAAGAACGCCTTGATAAAATAGATAATATTACTAAAGATATGAAAATCGGTAAGATTTTAGAAAAAGAAGATTATGATACTTTAGTAAATTATAATAGTGAATTGGCAAGATATTTTGCTATTTTATCTGATGGGTCTGCTGTTTTTGTAGGTGATCCTCTTGATTTTCAGTAGATGGTTAAATCCACTAAGCAGGATGAATTAAGTAGAACTATAAGTGGATACCAAAATGCTATTGATTAGTATTATGCGGGAGCTGAAGAACTTAAAAAAGCGGGTGGATTAGATTAGATTCGAGAAGCTGGTTCTGAAAATGTTAATAATCAATTAGCATTTTTAAAGACTTAGAATTATGATGAAACATAGATCTCTGATTGGATTGGTAAGCTTGCTAATTCTAGAGGATAGGATATTGACACTTTAAAAGCTATCGCTGAAGCAGTTAATGAAGTTGGTGACTCTTTCTTATCTAGCAAAGGTAATATAGAACAATATACAGCAAGTAGTCAATAGGCTATGAATGAATTGGCAATGACCGCCGACACTGCTCAAGAAGCAGAAGAAATGCTTAAAAATGGCGGTATCAATGAAATGGCTTATAATATGAGTGCCATGCAGCGTATGTCTAGTGAAAAATGGGGAGATTTAGATCCTACTGAAGTAAACAAGTATGCTGACTCTTTGATGAAAACTGCTAAAAAATCTGAGTTATTAAGTAATGAGCTTGAAAATAATAAAGAAGCTGCTGAAGACGTTGCTCTTTATACCATGAAGATGAATAATGGTATAGAGAAATTAAGTGATAATTTTGATGGATGGGCTAATGTATTAAAGAAATCTGATTCTGCTTCACAAGAGTATTATGATGCAATGGTTGATATTAAAGATGCCATGTCTAACGTTTTAGGTGTTTCAGAAGAATTTTTAAGTGATGATTTTATTATCAATAATTTAGATGATATTGCATTAGCGGCAAATGGTGACGCTGAAGCTATTGATCGTTTAGCTTTAGCAGCCAGTAAAGATATTGTTATAAACTTAGATTTTGAAGATGAAACAACAAAACAAGAAGTTTTAAGTTTGTATGATGATTTGATGGCTGAAATGCCCGATCTTGAAGTTGGAGCTACTTTAGATGATAAAGAGTTCTTAACAAAACTTAATAATTTTGTAAAACAATCAGGAATGAGTGTTGAACAAGCTTAGGCTTTTTTCAATAGTTTGGGATATGAACCAGAATTTGTAACAGATACAAAAACTGTAAAAAGAAGTATTCCTCAAGAAAGAACTCATACGGATTATGAAATTACTGACGGAACTATAGATATTTTAGGGTAGGAATGGCACATTCCTACAATAGACAGACTTACAACTACTAGTGTTAGTGATTACGTTGATGTAGATGAAAAAATTCAAGTTCCTGCTTTTGGTACAGATAATCCATAGGTAAAATCTTTAACTAAAAGATCAAGTGGAATAATGAACAATTTTTCAAGTGCCAACCCTGGAGCTAAAGGTTCAGGAGGCAAAGGGGGAAGTAAAAATAAGCCAACCAAAGAAGCTCTAACTAAAAAAAGCGATGTTGTTGATCGTTATAAAGAAATTACTGATAATATCAATGATACCACTCGTGCTTTAGATAAAGCTAATAAATCGGCAGATAGACTTTGGGGTAAGGCTCATCTTGATGCGATGGCTAAAAGTAATAAATTAACTTTAAAAGAAATTGATTTATTAAAACAAAAGCAAAAAGAAGCTTAGGCTTATTTAAAGACAGATAAAGCTACTTTATAGCAAGCTGCGAAAAAAGCTGGAATTACTTTCACATTTGATGAAGATGGTGACATTTCTAATTATACTGATTAGATGACTAAACTTTATAATTAGCTCATAGCTGCTTAGAATAAAGCAAATTCTTTTTCTACAAAAGATGCTCAAGACGCTTATAAAGAAGCAACTTTAGATCCGATTCAAGAGAAAATCAATGAGTTGAAAGATGCTATTAAGCAATATGAAGATACAAGAGATTTAGTCGAAGAATTAACTGATGATATCCAAGATAAAATAAACGAATGGCAAGATAGAAATTATCAAATGCTTACTTATGAAGTTGAAATAAAGGTTCAATTAGATGAAAATGATACTAAAAAATTAGAATATTATTTTGATAAATTAAGTAATAATATTTATAAAGCCGCTGAAGCTCTTGGATATTTACAAGGTCAATTTGATCCAGTAATTAGTCAATTAGGAACTTATGAGAATTTCTATAGTCAGTTAAATAACGCTTATTCTAATGGAGAAATTTCTCAAGAAAATTATATCGAAGGCTTACAAGACGTGTATGATAATACATTAGATAATTTAAATGCTTTGTAGGATTTAGATAAAGAAATGCTTGAATATTATGGTAATACTATAGATTTAGCAAATGATGAATTGTCTAAATATACAGATCATATGGAGCATTTGACTAGTGTATTGGATCATTATCGTTCTATTATTACTTTGTTAGGTAAAGATAAAGATTATGATAAAGTTTTATCAGTTTTAAATGGAACTGCTTAGACTAAGAAAAATAATTTTGATACTTCTAAACAATGGTATGAAAGCTTGAAGCGTGAACGTGATGCAGCGGCCGCAGCTTTAGCCAGTTCAACTGATGAGGCTGAGCGTGAAGTGCTTCAAAAGAATTATGATGCTATATTAGCTGCATTCGATGAAGCGGAAGAGGATATGCTTTCTAAAGCTGAAGAATATGGCGAAGCATTAAAAGAAATTCTTACTACAAAGATGGAGCAAGCTGCGGATGAAATGAATAAGCAATTAAGCACTACTAAAGTAAGTATTAATGGTAATAACTTTAATATTTCTGGTTGGGATGCTTTAAATGATGCTTTGGATAGAATGTCTTCTTATCAAGATGAATATTTAACAAAAACTAATTAGATTTATGAAATGAATAAACTACTTAATAATGTTAATTAGGCTATTGATAAAACAAATAATCAAGCAGCTAAAAATAGATATCAGCAATTTACTAAAGAGATTGAATAGTTAAGAGATAAAGATAAATTAAGTCAATTAGAATTAGAAATTGCTTAGGCTAAATATAAAGTGCTTGAAGCGCAAATCGCGTTAGAAGAAGCTCAAAATGCAAAGTCTACAGTTAGATTACAACGTGATAATGAGGGTAATTTTGGTTATGTGTATACCGCAGACCAAGAGAAAGTAAATGACGCGCAATAGGCTTTAGCAGACGCGGAAAATGATTTATATAACATTCGTCTTGATGCGACAAATAAATATGGTCAACAAAAACTTCAATATGAGAAAGAGTTGGCTGAAAAACTTGCGGAACTTGATTAGAAGGCTGCGGAAGACGCGGTTTATCGTGAGACTACATATCAACAAGAACGCGCATTAGTAATTCAACAATATACTGATTTAATTACTACTGCTGGAAACCTTTACGCGAAAGCGCAAGAAGAGGATAGCAGAGTCGTTCAAGATGCTTGGGTAAATTCTTTTGATATTATCAAAGATAATAGTAATAGTTGGAAAGATACTATTACTGAAAATACTAATATTATCAATGATACATTTAAAGAATGGCAAGACAGTATGGATGAAATTAGTAAAATTGTTGGTGATGATTTAAAAGATACTCAATAGAAAGTTAAAGATGTTACTGATGAAAGTAATAAACTTTATCAAGAAGTATCTAATAGAGTTATTCCTGCTCTTGAAAGCGAGTTAAGTTCTGTCCGTAGTGCTACTGAAGCTTGGGCACAACATCGTCAGCAATTACTTGATACTATTAGAGCTTATGAAGAGCTTTTGAACGCTATTCAAGCGACATTGCGCGCTTAGAGCGGATTTGGTAGTAATAGTGATGAAGATACTGACTGGGCGGCTATGATGGGTACTGTGGCTTATGGTTCAGCAGAATATAATTAGTATAAAAATATTCGTGATGTCAGAATCGCGAATGGTAAAAAAATCAATTATGATACTACTGCTAGAGTTGATGCTTATTATAAATTATTAAGTGAAGGAAAAATTTCAGGTTTGCCGAATGGGAAATAGAATTTTACTCAACTTACTGATGAAGAATGGCGAAAACTTGTTGGATTTAAAAGTGGTGGTTATACTGGCACTTGGAATGATGATGGAAAATTAGCGTTCTTACATTAGAAAGAATTAGTTCTTAATGCTGATGATACAGAAAATATGTTAGCTTCTATCCAATTAGTTAGATAGATCGCGAAACAATTAGATTTCAATAGTCAACAAATTTCTACTCTTTCTTCTTCTGGATTTACTGTTAGTTCTCAAGATGGAACATTAGAATAGAATGTTAGAATTGAAGCTAATTTCCCGAACGCTACTGATAGATATGAAATTCAAGAAGCATTTAATACATTGGTTAATGTAGCTTCTCAGTATGCCAATAGAAAATAAAATTAAGGGTGAAGTCTTATGGGCTTCACCCTTTTTCTTTTTGGGTAATTATATTGAATAAAACTAATTAATTTTTTAGAAAATTATAGAGTAATGAGTAAAAGGAGGGATTATTTTGGCTGATAACGCACTAAATATTCAAGAAAGTTTATGTCAAGCAATGAGTATTATTGCTAATTCAAGTGTTGATAAAGTTAAATTTGATAGTACCATTGAATGTACTATTATTGATGCAACTGATAAACTTATTGGTAAGTATAAGGTTAAAAATGAATCTTATGCAGAATTTTATGCTTATTCCCAAATAACCACTTATAACAAAGGCGATAAAGTGTATGTATAGATTCCAAAAGGAGATTATAATAGCACTAAATTTATTGTCGGTAAAAAGACCGATAAAAATGAAGATAAACCATATAATTTTGTTAATCCTTTTAATACTTTTATTGATTTAACTGGTAATTTCTTTATTGCCAAAGATAATAATAAAGAAGTTTGGAGTATCTTAGCTAATGGCAATGAAGAGGAAATTGAAATTACTCCAAATGGCGGAATTACCTTTACTGATGAGCAATAGGGATGTACGCGGTTGGGGCTGCGTGCCGATTTCCGCGCCTGGCTTGAAACGCTCGGCGTAGTAAGTGGTAATTATGGATTAAAATTAAATATATATGGTATTAAAGATGATACTGCGGACAATATTAAAAAAATAGAAAATAGTATTAAAAATAATGGAGAAATCCCTTTAATTGCATCTATTGACTTAGATACTAATGATATGTATGGCAATCCTTATAATTTTGAAGGATATTATTCTCAAGAAATTGTTATTGATACTAGCGCAGTAGCTAAAATATATAATATAAAAATATTTTTATATCAAAAAGGTAATTTTAAAGATAGTAATAATAATTTAATTAGTTATGCTAATGATTTCAATATGTCAATTCCGCCTAACAATATCTTTGTAAAAGATATATACATGGGACTGGGTATTTCCGCTGATGAGATAGAAAATGAATATGTAAGATTGTATTCATTAGATGGAAGCACTTATGTAATTGATGATAAAGGTTAGATTGATTCTAAAACTATTAAATTGAAATGGGTTCATTTTGATGAAGATGGCAATAGAGTTCAAATAACTGAGCATAAAAAAGATGATGCTTTTGAAGTTCGTTGGTATATGTATGAATTTGGAGCACCATCCGCGGACGAATATTCTGGTGTCTATTGGACTGCGATTGAGGATAATAAAAATAATTTTTATTATTAGCTAAAACCGCGCTCTAATAAAAATCAAGAATAGGTTAAAGTAATTATTTTATATAATGGAAAAGTTTATAGAAGTAATATAATTACTTTTAATAATGAAAAACAAGTTCCTAATGATGCGACTATTGATAGCTTAAATGCTTTATCTATTCATTGTGAAGATTAGACTAATGGTAATTATTTAATTTATAATTAGGCTAATTATTTGATGAATAGATCAGATGGAAAAATTAGTCGTAAATTAACTTTACATTTTGATTCTAAGACTTATGCTATTAATAATGGCATAATTGGTAAAAATTAGAATGGAGAAAGTAAATTAGTTGAAGCTTAGAGAGTAATTTGGCAGATTCCTATTAAGAATACTATGCTTAATTTTGGTATTAAAGATGATGGAACTGATGCTACTTATAAAGAAATTATTATTGATTTAACTAATGAAAATGTCAATGTTTCTCCTGGAGAATTTTCTTTAAATTATACTATTAATACTTTTTATAGTAGTAATAAATCTAATAATACTGTAATTGCTAAAGTAGAAAAAGATGGTATTGTTTATACCGCCATTAAAGATTTCACTTTTGGATAGGCAGGAACTAATGGTACTGACTGTACTTTAGTAATTGATATGATAACTCATGAGAATTTAAATAATAAAATATTTACTGCTATAAAAAGTGGAGTAAGAGATAATTATACTTTTAGAGCTTAGTTATATGATAATGAAGGTAAAGAAATCGCTGATTTTAAAAATTGTAATTGGACTTGGAGTTTTATGACTGGATCAACGGTTAATAATGTTGATTTATAGAATACTAATAATTAGAATTGTGCGTTAAGGGTTAATACTACAAACTCTATAATGAATAATTTAATTATTTTATAGGTAAAATTATCTGGTTGGGGAGATTATGATTTAACTGCTTATTATCCAGTTCCTATTACGACTTTAGATAATGCTTATATAAATGGTCCAACAGAGGTAATTTATTTAAGTAATGGCGAACCTGTATTTTCTAAAGAGCCTTATAAATTATTTATAAATGGGGAAGTAGATGAAACTGCGACTTGGAGTATTTATCCCACTGGGTCTACCGATAAATTTATTGGGTAGATTAAATATAATGATAAGAAAAAAGAATATAGATTAAGTCCTATGAATTTTTATGTTGATGGTGTAAGTACTTATGGAGTCCAAGGGAAATAGGGAAGCAATGTAGTTTGGAGCCAACCTATCTTAGTTGTTTAGAATAAATATCCATCAGCAATGGTAAATAAATGGGATGGATAGTTAAATATAGATAGTGATAATAATTTTATCGGTGTTGCTTAGATCGCGGCCGGTAAAAAAGAAAATAATAATACATTTACTGGTGTCCTAATGGGGTCTTTTGGTGATAGTAATGTTGATAGTAGTCTTAGTAAAAACACTGGTGTTTATGGATATTATCAAGGTAAGTAGGTTTATGCTTTAAAAGATGATGGAACTGCAACATTTGGTAAATCTGGAAATGGTTAGATTGAAATTAAAGGCGATTCTGGAAAAATAAAATCTGCTGGTTATGATAATGGTAATGGTCTTTTAATTGATTTAAAAGATAGTAAAATAGATGGTAAAAGTAATAGCAATAGTGTTTTTTTATTAAATAAGACTAGCCCTTATTTAAAAATTACTGATCCAATTAATAATGTAATTTTAATGAATATTGGAAGCGATAGTTATTATTTACAATCAAAAAATTACACTTCTTCTACAGGGACTTATTTTAATTTAGCAACAGGAAATATTACAACAAACAGTATTACTGTAAATAGTGGAACATTTAAAGATGATATTATTATTAATTATACAGGTAGTACTGGTAGCGGATGGACTTATGGAGATCAAAGTTTAAATTATATTTTAGATTAGATTGGAAAAGCCGCCAAAGAAGCTAGCGATTTGGCAACAGCTTCTATCACATGGACTCAAGATATAGCTAATGCTTAGACAAGAGCAGACGAAGCTATTAACCAATTAACATATGTAAGTCAAATTCTTAATTATAGAAATGGGTCAGGAAATATTTATTTACATTATTGGAACCAAGAATCTAGCGCTAGATTTGTTGTTTAGAGCAATGGAACTGTCGGTATGATAGGAGGTACAGGGTATTATTTAAATGTAACTGATAATTCTATTTATTTACGAGGTCCAGTTGTAATAAATGGTTCATTAACGCTTAATGGAAAAGAAATTACTGGTTGAAAAAAGGAGAAAAAGGAAAATGAAAGAACAAGATATTAATTTTTTAAAAGTTTTATATAATACTCTCTCTTTAGTATCAACTAAAGGAGAAGATACTATTCTTATGGGAGAGTGTTTAAAACAATTAAGAGATTTTACAAATAGATTAGTGGATCTTCAAGAGGAGAAGAATAACGAAAATAATTAGGAGGGATAAAATGGTTAATAAATTATATCCACCTATTATATCTGGAACTTTACCAGCATTTGTTGGATAGGAAATTGCTATTCCATTTCAAATGAATCGTGCGGTTAGTATGGTAGAAGTTTCAGGATTGTGTTATATAATTAAAACAGTGTCAAGTAATGTCGTAATTGCTTAGGGGACAACCGCGGATTTTACCCCAAGCAAAGTCCGCGGTTGCTTAGAACAAGGGTTTATTACTTTCAATATAAATCTTAAATCAATTACTAATAATGGAAAACCTATTCAATATAAATTGAATCCAGGTTAGTCTTATAAAATTCAATTAGCATATATTAATACTAATGGAGTAGTCGGATACTATTCTACAGTTGGTATTGCTAAATGTACGACTAAGCCCGCAGTTTATATAAAAGGTTTTGAAAATAATTTAGTAGGAATAAATAAAATAAATTTTATTGGAGTATATAGTCAAAAAGAAAAAAATGATGATATTACTGAAAAAGTTTATTCATATAGATTTAAAGTATATGATGAAAATGGTAATATTTTTGCTGATAGTGGAGAACAATTACATAATTCAATCAATGACACAGAATTAAATGAAAGTTATGATAGTTTTGAATTAAATAAAGAATTACAAAAAAATAAAAATTATTTTATTCAATATTCTATAACCACTATCAATAACTATGAAGCAGAAAGTATTCGTTATCAAATTATTAATAGAGAAACTATTAATCCAGAATTACAAGCGACTCTTTCTGCGGTTATGGATGAAAATAATGGGTATGTAAAAATTAATTTAAATGGAATCCGTGATAAAAAGACAGGATTAGAAATTCCCGCGACAGGAGCTTTTGCTTTATTAAGAGCCAGTAGCGAAGATGATTTTAATACTTGGAATACAATATTAAAGTTTAAATTAGTTGGTGAAACTCCTTCAAGAGAATTGTATAAAGATTTTACTGTTGAGCATGGATTTAGTTATCAATATGCGGTATAGCAATATAGCGATGAAACCGCGGTCCGCAGTAATAAAATTTTCTCTAATACGATATATAGTATTTTTGAAGATAGTTTTTTATACGGCAATGGACAGTTATTAAGAATAAGATTTAATCCAAAAGTAAGTAGTTTTAAAATCAATACTCTTGAAAGTAAAACTGACACTATTGGAAGCCAGTATCCTTATATTTTCAGAAATGGAAATACTTATTATCACGAATTTCCCATAAGTGGTTTAATTTCTCACCTTATGGATGAAGATCACTTGTTTATAGATAAATTGGGCGATGATGAAATTAAAGATTTTACATCAACTGATTTGACTAACTATAATATTAATATAGAGCGTCAATTTAAAACTAAGGCTTTAGAATTTTTAACTGATGGAGAACCTAAATTATTTAAGTCTCCAACCGAAGGAAATTTTATTGTACGTTTATTAAATGTGAGTTTAAGTCCAGAAGATAAATTAGGTCGTATGCTTCATACATTTAGCGGAACCGCTTATGAGATTGACAAAGTTAGTTTTGATAATCTTACTACTTATGGATTTATTGATGCAAATCCACCTGAAAGTGAAATTCTTAAATGGGATAGTGTATCTTTTGATGGATGGTATAAAATTACTGGCTATATTGATGATGTAAATACCTATATTGATAATTTAAAAGATGAAAATTTAACTTAGGCAGAAATTAAGAAATTACAAGCAAATAAACAAACTTGTTTAGATAATTTATTACAAACGTTAAGTTTTTATCCTATGTTTGAATTACTATATAATGGAGACCATTATAGCTTATAGACTAAAGATATCTTGGCTAATTCTCCTGCAATAACTATTCGATTTGAAGGTTTTGCTCCTGGAGATAAATTTAATGTTGATGGAGAAGAAATTGTTATTGGTATTACAGGAGCTTATTTAATAGATCATGTAGCTCCTATTCATAGTGTAAAAATAATTGAATTATCCGACGTAGGATTACAGCAAGGAACTATTGTATATTCTTATTATGGTAAACAAGCAAGTAAATTTGATACTATTAGTGATATTCAAGTTGCTGACTTACCTTTAGAGCAATATTATGGCACTGAGGGTAATATTTTAAATCTTTACAATGATAATTTCAAATATAAAATCACAAAAATTTATTTCTTGCGTTTTACGAAGCGTGAAGTATAGAAACTATATACTAATAATAGAGTTAATTTTTATATAGCTCCTGATAGGGTATTGGAAGATAATAATTATACCATGGAGATTAAGCGTGAAGATTTTGATCCAACTTTAATCTATCATGTGTATGTGGTTAAAGAAAATGAAGAAAGAGATTATTACATTGATGGTTATACTAAAAAAGAAATTTATGATTCAGGTATTTTAATAGATGAGAAAAATTGGGCCTGTAATATTAGAATAAATGAAGATAATAAATAGATTATTGGTATAGACCATAAAAATGAATATCAAATAAAAGATTTGACTGATATTACTTCTATTGAAATTGATCCGGGCGTTTTATGTGAATTGTCAGTACAACGTCAAGAAGTAGTTTATTCTTTTGAAAATGATAATCAAACTACTTATAGAATTTTTAATGGATAGACCTATACTACAACGACTATTTATCAATTAAAGCAAAATTGGTTAAGAGCTAAAAAAGCTTTAAAAGATTTTAAAGAATTAGAACAAGATAAAAGTAATCCTGACTTCTCTAACGATGATCCATTTTATAATGTAAATCAAAATAATATTTAGGATTGTATAAAAAAATACAATAGAAAAGTAGCAGAATTACAAAAAACTATAGATGAAACTTATGCTTTATTCATTGATACTTTAAGAAAGGCGGTAGAGGATTATGAAGACTCAAAGACAATATGATACCGACTTTCTTAAAAAGTTAGATGAATTTAAACATAAAGTAGTTTATGCTCGTATTGAGCTACTAACATTTGATGAATTACCAATAGAAAGTATAGAGGGTAAGATAACTGGCGGATCAATTAATATTGATGGAACATCTGCGGTCCGCCGGTCTTGTTCTCTTACTATGGCCACGAATGAGAAATTATATAAACAATATTCTTGGGGTTTAAATTCTAAGTTTAGTTTGGCTATTGGATTAGAAAATAAAATTGATAATAAATATCCAGATATTATTTGGTTTAATCAAGGTATTTATTTAATTACATCTTTTAATACTTCTCAAAGTGCTAGTTCATATAATATCTCTATTCAAGGTAAAGATAAGATGTGTCTATTAAATGGAGATTTAGGAGGAGATTTACCTGCTTCTGTAGATTTTGGACAAGAAGAAGTAATTACTTATAGTTATAATAAACAAAATAGTATAACTAAAGATAATTATATAAAAGGAAAATATTGTTATATTGTTAATAGTGAAGAAGAAGCTAAAAAACATAATATTTATTATATTTCTACTTAGAATAAACAAACTACTTATTATGTTTTAGATGAAGAAGAGTTTAGTAATAAAGAGTATTATTTAAGGGAGAGTTATTTGAATTTAATTTCAATTCCTATTTAGACTATTATTAAAAAACTTCTTACAGTTTATGGCAAAGAAAAAGAAAGTAATATAATTATTAATGATTTAGATCAATATGGTTATGAGCTATTAGCTAATAAATGTGATGAAACTATGTATTTCTTTAAAGACGCGCAAACGAATAGAATAGTTAATGCTTCAATAGGGACAATACCTACTTTATTAGATATAAATAATAATAAAATAACTGATATGAGTAGTATTAAATTCGATAATTTAGATAGTAATAAATTATTAGATGACATTTCTGAACCGACTAAAGTAAGGCTGGTAAATAATGGAACTATTTACACTATTATAAGTCGAATAACTAATGAAACAGTTGGTTATCGTATTTGTGATTTAGTCTATGCAGGAGAACTTATTACTAGTGTTGGTGAAAATATAACCAGTGTATTAGATAAGATTAAAAATATGCTAAGTTGTTTTGAGTATTACTATGATATAGATGGTAGATTTATTTTTTAGCGAAAGAAATTTTATGAATATTAGTCTTGGAATAATATAGTAAATAATTCTAATGGAGATAGTTATATTGAGCCTGCGGTTTATTCTTCTTCTTCAATTTATTCTTTTAGAGATGGATAGACGGTTATTTCTTTTAATAATACTCCATAGATTACTAATCTAAGAAATGATTTTTCTATTTGGGGATAGAGAGAAAGCGCTAGTGGGACAGAAATCCCTATTCATTTAAGATATGCAATAGATCAAAAACCTATTCAATATACCACAATTATTGTGAATGATAATGATATAAATAGGTATAAATCTACAATGTATAATAATGATATTTTTGATACTATGAATCTGCAATTAGAACAAAAGACTTATAAAAACAAATGGTATCAAAGCGAAAATGAACCGGGGGTTATTTATTGCGATTGGCGTGAAGTTTTATATCGTATGGCTGTAGATTATTATCAATATAATTATGCAGATGATTTTACTAGTAAAGTGGCAACCGCTAACCCTGATTTCTATCCTTCTGGAATAACTGGTTATGAAACTTATTATGTAGATTTATTTTCTTTTTGGAGAGATATTTATGATTATGATAAGTTAGATTTTAAAGAAGAAGTAAAGAATAATCCTGAAAATTTAAATTTTTGGTTTGATTTTATTGGGGAAGAAAATGCGGATATTGCTAAATACTCAGTTCAATTAATCGGAGATAGAACAAAAGCAATTAATGATACTAATATAAAAGTTATATGTTATAGAGATACACCTGATGTATTATTTATGACATAGACAGATTATGATTCTATTATTTAGAATAATTATCCAACAGAAAGTGGGTATATTTGGATTAATATTCCTTCTGGATATGATAATTATTTTAAAATTAGTTCTAAAGGTAAGAGCGCAGTTGATGAAATTGAAGATTTACTTTATACAACAGCTTATTGTACGGAAAGTGTTTCAATTTCTACTATTCCAGTTTATTATTTAGAGCCTAATAATAGAATTTACATTGAAGATAAAAGAAGTGGCGTTGAAGGAGAATATTTAGTTAATAAAATAACTATTCCATTAACTTATAATGGTTCAATGTCTATTAGTGCCACCAAAGCAATATCAAGAGTATATTAAGGAGGACCACTAAATGGCAAGAAAGATAAGACAAATTCGTTATTATGGTGAAGGTCTTAATTCTAAGAACTATCCAAGTGATGTTAATATGAGTAAATTAATTACAGGAACCGCATTTAAAAATAATAATCAAAATGTGTTGATTACTCAGTTGGGTATTTAGACTTTACCAGGAACAAAATTTTATTTGAATGATAGTGCTAATGCTATTATTGTTGGAAATACTGGCATTTATGAACTAGATTTAGAAGGTATTTCTACTATTAATTTAATTAAATTTGATAGAAGTTCTATGAATTTGATTAATCAAAATAAAGAAGCATATCTTATTATAGATTATTTATTTGAGGAGGGTTGATAATGGGTTTTTATGGTAATATAACTAATACTTCAAAAACAACCTTCGCTTTTGATAGAATTTATAATAATAGACTTCAAATGGATAATAATTGTGCTAGCGATGGAGTGTTTTTAGGTCGCTATGTTTTAGTCGAGTATGGTCTTCCAGCTTCTTAGTATATAATAGGCTATCTTGACAATAATGGGAATATGTATGATGATCCTACTGATAGAAGTGATTCTCATATTATTTTATGCGAAAAAGGAAAAATGGTAAAAATTAGTAAAAGTAGTTATTGGTATTTATATACGGGAGATATCAAATCTGATGGGTCTCCGTATTGGAGATATCTTACTAGAATTACTAATGATAGAGTTGATGATGAATAGTATAATAAAAATTATCAAATAGATTATCCTGTTTATGGACGAGGATATGATTCTACTGTTTGGATAAAACAATATATTAATAATCAAGAAACTTATATTTAGATTGCTGAATTAAATACCGTTGTTCCAAATTTTTCAATTTATCCATTGCTTCCTCAAGACCCATATGTTGCGGTTGATAACGCTAGTATTGTATATCAACCAGGTAAGTATTATTATTACGATGAAACTGATAGTCATTATAAATTAGATAATAATGATACTAAAACTGAGGGACGTATTTATTATTTAGAAAGTGAACTTGGACCGGCGATAACCACGGATCAAAGTAGCACAAATTTACTTTATAAATTAAGAGTTCCCACTAATTTCCAGCTTGATTTAGATGATAATAATATCTATTATAATAAAGAAGGATTTAGTAAGATAAAACGTTCTTATGATAGTATTACAGAAAATAGTATTAATTATAAATTAAGTCAGTCAGGATATAAATTTTATTATAATGTAGAATAGGATAATGTTGTTGGTGAACCGATTGAAGATGGCTATGACCGCAAATCACTTGTAGTAAAGCTTCCTGCTCTTGGTAATGTGGTATGTGAAACTTATGATTTACTTTATGGCCAAAATCGTAATGATTCTGTTACTAATTTTGATAAAACTAATGTTAAGGGAGCTTTAAATACTCTTAATAAAAAAATGAATTTAGAAAAATTAGAGACTAATAAACTTATTTACTTTTCTACTGAAACTGACAATGATATTAATGACAATTATATAAAATCTGCAACTATTTAGGGAGATAATCTAATTTCAATAAATGCAGATATTGAAAAAAATGGTGGAGCTATTAAAATTACCCATAATAATTTAGATGTAAATAAAGCATCAAAAAGCTATGGTAAAGATGTTGATTTTAACACTTTTGGTTCTTCCATTACTTTACCTAAATTATTTACTGATAGAGCTGGGCATGTTGTAAAAGAAGAAACATTCTCAGTTAGTATCCCAAAAGGCTCTTATGAAAATACTAAAGAGGGTAATGTTCTTACTTCTTTAAGTTTTATTGATACTACTGGAGCTTTAAGTAGTGAGAAATCTTATTTAGGGACTTTAACATTAGGAACTGGATATACTACTAATGATAAATTAAATACTATCACTAAAGATACAACTCTTAATGATAGTATTAGTAAGTTGATTGACAATAGCGATAGTAAATATAATACTTTATTAGGTCAAACTAATAATAGTTTTGGCAAAGACACTGTTCCAACTCTTTATGGCTTAAGACAAGGGATTAATAGTGATAGAGATAGTATTAGTAATTTAAGTGATAAAATTGATATTTTAAATGGAACTGTATCTACTACTAATTCTGTTGCTTATAGTATTAAATAGGCTATTGATAAATTAGATAAAATTGATAATAAAGTAGACAAACAATTTGTTACAGCGGTAGAAGAAAAAGATGGTTTAATAACTGTTTCAAGAAGCGCCTTACAAGAAAGTGATTTACCTATTACTTTTGATGGAACTTATAGTAATAGTAATAAAGTTGCTACTATGAGTAGTTTAAATACTTTAAAAGCAAATCTTTTAGGTGATTATACTGGTACATTAGCTGATGTAAATACATTAGCAAATAGTAAATTAAATGAAAGCGCGGTGCGCAGTCTTACATATAATGCGACTTCTGGAAATAATGGAGCTAAAACAATAGCAGAAATGTTTGATTTAATTGTAGAATTATAGAATAAAAATACATAGTTAAATACAATTATCAAAGCCTTATAGAATAAAGATATTGAATTAAATAATTTAATTGTTGGATTAAGAACTGATGTTGATGCTTTAAAAAATAGCTCAAATAATACTGATACTCCATCTGAAACAACTTAATTTAAATAAAAGGTTTGGTCTTAATAGGCCAAACCCTTTTAGTATTGATTAAAAAGATTTTATAAATAATAGAAAGGAGTCGATTATCTTGCCTAATACATTAAATAAATATGTAAAATTTGTCAGAGGTTCTAAAACCGCTTTTGAAAATTTAGGGACGAAAAGAGACAATGATACTTTATATTTTATTTATGGAGAAAATGATTCTTCTGGAGAACTTTATTTAGGTAGTCGTCTAATTTGCGGTGGAATTAGTTCCGCAGGTAAGTTAAGCGATTTAAGTGATATTGTTCTTAATGAAGTTAAGACAAATCAAGTTTTAATTTATAATGAAGAACAAAAGAAATGGGTTAATTAGGGTTTAGAAAATAATGAGACTTTAATTAATTCTATTGTTGAAAAATTATCTACAGAAGAAAATTTAGCTAAATTAGCTCCTGTTTTTAAGGGCACAGTCCCAGGTTTAGTTCCAGTTTCTTTACATGAAATTAAAGGAGAACATATTCTTACTGATGCAGGTACATGGATTAATATGCCAGTAGGAACATTAACTTAGGGAGATATTGAAACAATTAATATAGCTAATAAATATTTAGTAGATAAAGGTCCTGATAATTTGGTAACTCGTGTTGAAGCAGTTGAACAAACTGTTTCTTGGACTGATATTTAAAGGAGTGAAAAAAATTGAACGTTAAGTTTTTAAAAGGCTCTCAAGCCGAATTTGAAAATGTGGCAGGTAGATATAAACCTGGTGCGTTTTATTTAGTAATTAATGACGATAAGTCCGCCGAAGATTATAAAAAGCCAAGCCGTCTTTATTATGGCGTAGATGAAAATAATTGTGTTCCTGTAAATCAAGGTATTAATGTAGTTGATACTACCGCAGGTTTACCCCAAGGTTTTACTCAAAACACTGCTGGTGAATTTTATTATGTAAAAGATAAAAATATTTTATGTATTAATAATGGTAAAGGTTGGATTCAAACTAACACCGATACTGTTTTAAATACTAATAAAAAAGATAGCAATGTATCAGTAAACAGCAATCCTGAAAAACCTAATGGAGTTTCTATAACTAATACTATTGCTGATAGTAGTGGTAATATTATTACTGAGACTTATGATATTATAGGTAGCGATTATATCCAAATTGAAGCAATTCCTGCTGTTGATGATAAAGGCGTAGATACTGTTAAACTGAGTTTAAAAGGAATCAATTATCAATTAAGCTCTTCTTTAAATGAAAAAACTTTAAATGTTAATTTAAAGAATAGTGATACTGATGCAGGTAATTTTAATATTATTGCTGGTAGTAATGTTAATATTGCTGAAACTTCTACAGGAAACTATACTTTAAGTGTAAATAAAGCTGTTGATAGTATTGATGTAATTAATCGTGTTGGTGGTACTGGTTTTATTGCTTCTATTAGTGGTCCTGGCGTTGAAGGAGCTGGTAATGGTACGACTTTATCTGCTGATATTGATCCAGAAATTGCTTTAGAAGGCAAGACTGGTGGCTACAAATTTAAAGATGGCGTTTTAACTCTTCCTGTTTATAGCAAGCAAGATATTGATAATCAACTTAGAAGTATTAATGCTATGGTATTTCGTGGCGGATTCCAAGTTAAAGATGGAGCTATTGCCTATGACAATTCTGATATTACTGAAATTACTGAAGGTAATACTTTTATTTATACTGGAGCCGAAGACACACTTTGGAATGGTCATTATTTACGTCCTGGTGATTTAATTATTGCTTCTAGTGAAGAGGTTAATGGTGCTATTACTGGTACTATTAATTGGACCTATGTTCCTTCTGCCGATGATCCTGTTACTGAAATTGAAGGAGCCAATGATAATAGTACTGCTGGTTTTATCATTAAACTTGGTTCTACCAAAAAACTTTTAGATTATGCTCTTAACGGTGAAAGTGGCATTGTTTTAGAAACAAAAGTTTTAACAGATTCAAAAGGTCAACCTACTAATTCTAAAGTTGTTACTATTAAACATAGTAATACTTTAACTGTAAATACTCCAGTTTCTCAATCCTATGCTGATGAACAAACTATTACTATTAATGAGCCAACTGAAATTGATGCTCAAGGGCATGTAATTAAATCTACTCAAAAAACTTTTACTGTAAAAAATACTCATCAAGAAATTGCTAATGCAGATTATACAGTAAATGGTACTGATACTTTAATTCCTAACCTTAAAGTTGCTGGCGCTGATCTTGAAGGCAAACCGCTTGTTTTCACTAGCAATAGCCTAAAAGTTAATGTTTCTGCGGCGACTGTGACTGATGATGCTAAAGTCAATTTTGAGTTAGAGTGGGGAACATTCTAAGGGCAATACTATTTAATAATAAATATAATTTTTTCTATTTTATATAGAAGAATGTTTTTATGGGGAAAGATGAAATATTCTTTCCCCATATTTTTTTTAGGATAGAAAGGAGTAAATTATGTCTAAGATACGTTTTCGTCCTGTATAGGGTCCAGAAAAAAAAATAAAAGAATATCCTCAAAGCGATGGATATTTTTATGTGGCAACAGATACAGGCCGAGTTTATTTAGATACGGCAACTGAAAATAAAATGCCAATAGGGTCTAGTGGTGTTCAGGTAATTTACGGTACAGATAATACTGTAGAAATTGAATATGATGCGGATGAAAACCCAGTGGCTTATTTAATTCTTTTATCAAAATTATCTATAACAAATTGTCATATAGATGATTTAATTTTAAATTTAGACGGATGTTTTTATCGAATTTTAGGATTTGCTTTAAATGAAAACCGCGAAGAATGCGCGAGATGTGAAAAATTAACTGTCGCCGGGGCAGGCGGTGGCGGAGAAGGAGACTCTGAACAAAAAGTTTTAGGAACTGTTTCTTTAACAAGAATTCCACCCGATAGTCCTGTTGATGTTTTGAATGAAGAAAATGTTAAAGTAAAGGTATTGGTTAAATGTAGAACTGTTGGAGGAGTTCCACAATCTTCGTCTGTGCAAGGAATTATAACTATAAGTGAAATTAAAAGTGCTACAGAAAAAGAAATTTATTATACTTCTCCTCCTACTACTTATGAGCACAATATTCCGCAAGAAATTGATTTAACTAATATTTTAAGAAATTCATGTTCTAGTGAAATTAATTTTAGTATTTATTATAATCCTGATAAAGAAAATAATAGATTTTAGAAAAGCTCTGATACTATTAATATTAATAAACATCATCTTTCTTTTAGTTGGAAAGAAAGTAGTTTTAGTAATGATAGTCCAGTTGACAATGGACAAATATCTGTTAGTTGGTTAATGTCTGAAGATATCGCCAGATCTGTTGAAGTTTATTTTGATGATTATTTAGTTTTAGATAGAACTTATAGTGATACTGATTCTTCTTCTGAAGATTCTTTTGTTATTACTCCTGATACAAATATATTAGGGACTGATAAAGTTTCTACTTTAAAAAATTATTTTACTCATGGTGAGCATATAATAAAAGCAAAGTTATATTTAATGAATAATTCTAAAAAAGGTGCAGGAACAGATTTTATTCAGAAAGAAATCGTTATTCAAGAACCAGGTAATAAAATGCCTTTAATTTGGGTACAAGATTTTAAAACAGAATATTATACTTATGAGACAATAAGAATTCCTTTTAAAGTATTAGATCCAAATAATAATGGAGCTTTTATAACTCTTTATAAAAATGGTGTTCAAGTAGGAACTAGAGAATTAGATAGTTCGCAAGTTAGAGAATGGCAATATTGGGAAATTACTAATTTAACTGTAGATGATAGTTCTTATTATACTATTAAAGTTGGTACTGATCCTTATTCTTATTCTCGTAATTTTAATTTTACAATTTTAATTGACCCTTTAAGAGATATGAAGTTAGTAAAAAAAGATAATTTAAAGGTTAATTTTATAGCTACTGGTCGTTCTAATTCAGAAGGAAAATTAGGTCGTGAAACTTATTTAATTAATAATAATAAATATGTAGAATTTAAAAATTTTAATTGGTATAATAATGGTTGGGTTTTTGATGAAAATAATACGACTTGTTTACGAGTAAGCAATGGTGCTGAAGTATCTATCCCAGTCGGAAAAATGGCTTTTAAAGATGAATCATCATCTGCTACTATTGAGATTCAATTTAAAATAAAGAATCCTCAAAATTATGCTAAAGTTATAACTAAATATACTAGATATAAAGTAAGTAAAGATAATTGGGAAGATAATGATGCTTGGGATAAATTTAAAGCCCAAAATAAATATCTTAATTATGATGAGTTTTTAACTAAAGAATATTTACCAACAACTAATTATACTTATGATGATTTAGAATATAATAAAATAGAACAAGATTTTAATTTAAAGAATTTAGTTTGCGCATATGGTAAATTAGGGAATTCTGTCTCTCCTGGTATTTATTTTAGTCCATAGGATGCTGTATTTACAGCTAACGGGGCTCAAGAAACAGTTTCAGTTGATTTTATTGAAAATGAAATGCTAAATCTTTCATTTGTTTATACTAAAAAGAAAAGTGATATAGAAGGCGGAAATTCTAAATTATTAGAAATTTTTATGAATGGCGTTTTAACTAGTGTTGTACGTTGTAGTAGTGATGTTTGGAATATTGATTCTGATTTCATTAAATTTATGTCTAATACTTGTGATATTGATATTTATAGTATTAGAGTTTATGATACAGATTTAACTATTCCTGAAATAGTCCAAAATTACGCTTTTGATAAGAGAAGTATAAAACAGTGGGACCAAAAAGATCTTTATGAAAACAATACGGTATTAAAAGATGATGTATTTTCTTATACTAAAATGAAAAAGTATAATGATAATCATCCAACTGAACCTTTAATGCCCTATATTATTTTAAGGACTACTAAAAATAATAAAAATAATACGGATAATAGATTACCTTATTCTAAAGCAAAAGGAAGCTAGGAAGGAACTTTAGAATTTGTTAACACTGCTTTAGACGCTGCTTACAATAGTGGTGAATTAGAAAAAGTTGCTATAAAAGAAGGATGGAAACCTGTAATCGAAAAAAATGAAGAAACATAGGAAGAAGTAGTAAAATATACTGTGGTATAGAATTATTATATGCATCATTGTCCTAGTTTTATAACTGTTCTTAATGGATGTACTTTCCAAGTTCAAGGTACTTCTTCACAATTTTATCCTCGTCGTAATTATAAAGCTAAATGCAAAGAATCAATGCTTTTAAATAGAGGCCCATTTGCTGAAGACTATAAAAAAGCAGGAGACTAGTATAATGAAGATATAACTAAACATCCTTGCTATTTAGAGTGGTTTTATATGGATAATAAAACAGTTGGTACTACTAAATTTACTTTAAAAATAGATTTTATGGAATCTTCTGGAGATTATAATAGAGGATTTGCTAATTTAGTTAACGAGATTTATTCTAAACATCCAGTAGAAGACTATAAGGATTCTTTTGATAATTATAATTTATATGGAAATTTAGAAGATTATCGCACTTCGGTAAAAGGATTCCCCGTTTTAGCTTTCCATTATATGTCCAACGATGATAATACTTACTCTAAGGAAAATAGTAATAACTGTATTTTTATTGGCAAATATAATATGTTATTAGATAAAGGCTCAGATGAATGTTTTGGATTTAAACCAAATAAAAAGATTTTACAAAATCAAATTACGGGCAATCCTAAAGTAAGAGATATGGCAGAATGTTGGGAATTTTAGAACAATTCAAGAACTTTTTGCTCTTTCCGCGACCCTTGGAATCGTTATAAATTATCATTTAGAAATCCTAATATGGTAATCCCTCCAGATGGAGATAATCCTGAATTAGTTAAAGGCGCTCCAAAAGTCGTTGATTCTTTTGAACCAAGATATAATCCAAATGATGATTTAATTGCTGATAATTTATTTAGTTTAAAAGAGTGGCTTGATCCAGATGGGACATAGACTAAGATTGTTGGGGAAGAATTAAAAAATGTAGCCCCAGATAGACTTACTAAAAAAGAAATAGTTGATGAAATTACTGGTATAAAATCTATTAAATGGATTATAAAGAACCCAGACGGAGAAGAAATAGAATTTAATGTTGCTAATGATACAAGTAAACAAGAATTACTTTTAGCTTTAATGTCTAACTGGGAAGACGCAGTTAGTTGGGTATGGAGTACTTGTTTAGATTGCGATATTGAATTTGATGATGGATAGAAATTAAAAATTCCATCTATGGGCATTTATACTAAAGTTGATGGATTAGCTGAAGCTATATATATTCCTAATGTCTATTATGTTGAAGATGGAGTTAATGAAAATGGAAAAATTATTTATAAATTAGCTTCTGAAGAATATAACTCTGAAACAAGATATTATAAGTAGATTAATGAAAATAATAGTTTAAAGTATGTAAGCATAAAACTTACAAATAATTCAGATAAAGTATATAAAGCAAATATTTATTATCTTTTAACTGATAGTAAAAATGAAATTTATGTATTAAGTTCTGATAAATTTAATTCTTCTTTAGACTATTATTCTTTTAATAAAAATGAAGAAGGTATTGAGGAAAGATGGAAATTACCTAATCCAGTAACCTATGGCTCTATTACTTATACTAAAGATAGTAAAGAATACCGTCAAGCTAAATTTAAAAATGAATTAAGTAATTTCTTTGATATTGAATATTTAGCTTCTTACCTTTTAATGACAGAAATTTTTGAATGTTATGATTCTCGTGGAAAAAATGCAATGTTTGCTTCTTGGGGACCTCAAAAAGGCAATATTCAAAAATCTACTGGTAAACAACATTATGTTTGGTATCCTATCTTTTATGATATTGATACTCAATTAGGTATTAATAATACTGGTATCCCATCCTTTGAATACTATATTGATGCTACTGAAGAAGGAAGTTTTTCAACTAATGATAGTGTTCTTTGGAATAATTTTTACACTTTCTTTAGAAGCAAGATGGTGGATAAATATAAGCAATTAATGGGAACTCAAAATAATTCTTATAGTCCAAATGATTCAAGAGTAAATAAAATTTTTACTAAAGGAGCAGGAAGCGGAGCTAAAAAGAGTGATATCGTAGATAAATGGTATCGTACTGATCCATCGGTATTTCTTGATAGTTATGCAGTTTTGGGAGACCGACCAATTATTGCTTTAAGTTTAGACGAAGAATTTAAGTATATTATTCCAACAAACTCTAAAGCTGAAAATATGCCAGTGTTTGGTCGTTTAACTGATGGAGGTTCATATGAGGTTGAAGATGATAAATATTTTTATGCTTTGCAAGGAGATAGAAATCTTTATCGCGCGCAATTTTTAGCTAATCGTCTTAATTACATTGACTCTTGGTTGACTGTTGGCACTTATGCCAGAAATGGCGGAGGAAGCTATATTAGAAGTCGTATTTCTGCGAACAATCCTAAGAATACATCAGATAAATGGATTGAAGGTACTAACACTCAAAATATGGAAGGATTAATTACAAATTCTCAGTATTGGAAAAATGGTGCTGAATTCGAAGAAAAAAATCATATGTTTGATGGTGAGTATTGGATTAACATGGAACCCGCGCGTAATGCCTATGTTACTATTGGTACAGATGGAGAGAATTTTCCTTCAAAAAAATATAATGGTTTAGAACCGGTTAAATATGTAGCTCCTGATATTAAAAAAGGAATTATGAGTAGCGGTAATTATAAAGAACAATTATATTACATTTATGGAATGGATCAAATGAAATCTCTTGGTGATTTAAGCAAATTATATTTCCAAGAGTTTGCAGCTGAAGGAAAAATGGAGCGTTTAACTGATTTATTATTAGGATATGATGGAAAAGATGAAAGCGGTAATGAATATTTTAATAATGATGTAAATGACTGGTCTTTTTCAAAAGGCGGAATGCCTTTACTTAAAGAAATGAATCTTTGTAATATTAACTTTAAAAAAGACTAGGGGGCATTAGATTTAACTAAAAGTGAAAAACTTGAAAACTTTAGAAATACTAAATCTAATATCCCGAGAGTTAATTTTGCTCCTGGAGTAGCTTTAAATACTTTATATTTAACCAATCGAACAAATTATTTAAGTTTAATAGAAGCTAATTTATTAACGAAATTAATAACTAACTATATATATCCTGAAAAAAATCCAATTACTGGAAAACTTGAGGTCTCAGATGAAAATCGTGGTTTATATATTCAAGATCTTACTGATGCTGAAGAAGGAAAAGAAAAAACCGAGATAAGAACTTTTGATATTCGAGGCGGTAATTTAGGTTATAATAGTTATGAATTGTTACGCAAATATATTTCAGCTAGTAAAAATAGTAAATTAGATTTATCTAATTGTATTATTAATTTAAATAATGTTTAGTGGAGTCCATATAGACTTCTGACTGACACTAAAACAACTCTTGATCCAGAAAGAAAATCTTATTATAGAGATAATGGACATTTTTAGTTGGTAGCTATTCCAAAAGATTAGGTTAATAAAATAACAAAATCTGATATTAAAAATAATTAGATTTATTATTTAGATACAATAAATGGAGACAATAATAATCATAGTATAATAACTGATTATAATTTATTAATTGATATTTATAATAATTATAGGGGTCTTAATACTAATAAGCCAGAAATATCTGGTGTTATGTATATAAAAAATAATAATTAGATTGATGAATCTATTATCTAGAATGAGTTATAGGATAAATACCCTGATTTAATAATTTTTGTAGAAAATGTTAAACAAGAATGTTCTGCCAAGTTTATTTTAGAAAAAGAAGATATTGATGGAGTGTTAATTTAGGAGGTTCTAAAAACTTAGAAATTACCCTTATCTAGCAGTAAATTCTTTGATGATCCAACAAATTCTTCTAGCGAAACTTATATTTCTTTTGGTAGTTTACAAGAAAAAATGCCAACTTATGATTTTAAAGGTTGGGAAGATGATACGGGAAAATTAGTAATTACTGTTGGAAAAAACGTAAATGAAGAAGATGTTGTTTTAAAAAGCGATTGGAATTCTTTGTCTTTACAATCTAATAAAATGGATTATATTTTTAAAGCGAGATTTGAGCGCAAATCTTATACGATCACTTTCGTTAATGGTGACCGCGTTATTAATGATTCAACTGTAAAGAAAGTATTTAATTATGGTGAAAGAATTACTGTTCCAGAAGAATTCTATTATTTTAATAATACAGAAGTATCTGATTTACCAGAAGGCGAAGACCCATTAGAATGGACTTGGAAATAGGCTGGATGGGCGGATAAAGATGGAGTTAAAATTGATTTAACTAAACAATTAGCCTATGCTGACCGCGAATTCTACGCTGTTGGAGAGCCGATTAGTGTTTATGATAATATTTTAACTAATGATTCTACTCATAAATATTATGATATTATAAATTCTGATGGAGAGTTATCGTTTGTAATGACTGACTTAGCTAAGAATTTAAAAGGCAAAATTACTTTACCTACAACTTATAATGGTTAGCCAATTACAAGAATTAAATATAGCCAAGTTAACCCATCAGCAGCAGTTGGTATTCAAGTAAATCCTAATATCACTGCGATATTTTTTGCTCCAAAAGATAGCAATAAAATTTCTGTAATAGATGATTATGCTTTTATTTTAGATAGTGGGTTAGAATATTTCCAATTTAGTGATTGTTTAAAGAAAATTGGTACTAAAGCATTTTATCAATGTCCTTTAAGTCGTAATAACATAATTCCTTATTCTTCTTCTACTGAAGGTTTGACTTTTGGAGCTCAAGCATTTTATCAAAGTAAGATGGGTTCTTATTCTCCTTATAATTTAATTATAGAGGGATGCAAAGACGGTATTCTTAATTTTGATATAAATGCATTTTCTGGTCAGACAATTTTAAATATGTCTGGTAATTAGTTTAAAGGTTATACTGGCGCTATTCAAGTATAGATTGGTACTAATAAACACCCAATTAAACAAATTACAGCAGATAGCTCTGGCAATATTTTTACTCCTCGTCAAACTGGTATGCCTACAGTGGCTAATGGATACACAGGTCGTTTTAGATATTATTATGTTGCTAGTTATGGTGAAAGTATTAAAAATACTTTACACAATATTTATGAAGCAATGATATCTAATAGAGCGAATTTTGAAGAAGAGCCTATTGTAAAGTGAGGATAAATTATGGAAAAAGAAATTGTTTATAGATATATGGGTTCTAATGGTATTATTGAATCTTCTATATAGTTGACAGGAATTCCTGCGACTACTTTGTATAGATTAATAGCAGATTACAATAAGAAATTAACGAGAGATGGAAAAGAATTTTTTTCCATCTCTCCTTTAGTCCCTGAAAGTGAATTAAAAGAATGGTATGAGGTTTAAATAGGCCAGAATACATTGATTTAAATATAAAAAAAATTAGGTTAAATAGGAAAAGAAACTATTTAACCTAATTTTTTTAGAAAGGAAGAGATAGATTTGATAGTTAAAAATGATAGTGTTATCGAACAAGCTAAATGGGAAGAACTTCAAAAGAAAATCAATACTTTAGCTAAAGATAATAAAATAAAAAACGTTAATGGAAAAATCGTTGAAATAAAATCTATTGAAGACTATTATAGTAATATTACTGGTATCGTTCAAATGAAGAAGTTAGATCCATCTGTTCTTCGCATACCTTTAGATGAGCCTATTATAAATATAAATGCTGATACTCGTCAAATTGAATTAACTAAAGAATTTGGAAAAACTCAATTACTTACTGTTGAAAATGATCATTTAGCAGAAACAATTTATTTTCAAATTGATAGATATTTTGATTTACAAGATTTAGCAGCTGATGATATTAAAATTTATATTTAGTATTATCTAAATGATCAAATTCAAGGTTATTCTGAAGCTATTTGCCCTGATATTGGTACTGCTGGAAAATTAATTTTTGGTTGGCAAATTAGTGATGAAGTAACTAGTGAATCTGGTACTTTATAGTTTTCTATTATTTTCTTCAAAAAGAATCCAAAAGATAATAATAATTTAATGTATGTGTTTAATACATTACCTGCGCAAATGGTTATCAATAAAACTTTAGACATTGATGAAGATTTAGTTACTGCGCAACCTGTTGATTATTTAACTGGGTATTTAGAAAGTTTAATCGATTCAAAGAAATCCGCGGGCTTTGGAGTCCCTGATAATGTGGCTTTCTTGACAAGTATTTTAAATAATAAATCAGTTTATTTAACTGGTGATAAATTATATGCTTTAGCTTATAATGATACTTTAAACAATCCAGATAATACTACTATTGAATATAAATGGATTTGTAATTATAGAGGAACTAATACTGAATTAAAAAATGGTATTGGTTATGAATACAAAAAAATTGTTGATGATAATAGTATCTTTAGTGGAGATATGGCTTATAATGAAAAATTGACCTATTTTACTAAAAATGGAGATACTTATATTAATAGTAGTAGTGATATTAATCTTGAAAATTATGTTGCTAAAAAGAATGACCTTTATTTAAAAGTTCAATATTGTGAAGTTGATGGATGCGGAAGTTATAGTGTGACAGCATTTGGCGCAACCGCGAATCAAGTAAGTAAAGAAGTTAAATGGGCTGGATTAGCTATTTCTGTTGAAGGTATTAGCGAAGATTTTAAAATTATTCTTGATCCCTCCCCTGATAATGGATGTTATTATGGCTCTTCTAATACAATTACTGCTATTGGATAGAATGATGAAGGAGTTCAATGTACTTATCTTTGGACAAAAAATGGGTCTGAATTTAGTAATGAAAAAACTGTAACTTTAACTCAAGAAGATAATTACACTTTAACGGTTCATGGGTATAAAAATAAAGATAATATAGATTATGGTCCAATTAATTTTACCAATTATTTTGACCCTATTAATTTAGTACCTACTGGTGAAGTAAAAACTGAAAATGGAAAATATATTGTTAATATCACTAATACTAGTGAGTTGGGAAATGGAATTTATGAATATTAGTGGAAAAATGCTGAAGGTGTTACTCAAATAACTACTTCTGGGACTAATAACGCAATAGAAATAAATGAAAATATTACTCAAGTGGCTGTCATTATTAAAAAAGGTGAAAGAAATTCAAAGCCAGGAGTACTTACGATATAAGAGGTAAGATAAATGATAACTAATCCAACTGATTATTATAGCGTTTTACATCAAATACAAGATGAAAATTTTCCAGTAAAATATCCAGCTCTTCCTGCTCCAGAAGATGAAAAATTAGTTTAGGTAAATTTAAATTCAAGGATTATTAGTAATGAAAATAATTATATTACAGTTGAAGGCGATCACGCTGCTGAAATTATTTATTTTGAAATAGATAGATATTTTGACACTATGGATTTAACTAATATGATGTGTATTATTCAGTATATTAATGCTGATAATGAAAAGCGCATTTATCCAGTTCCATATTATGACACTTTAACTCATAAAGATAAAATTATTTTTCCTTGGGTTTTAAATTATAGTGCTACTAAAAAATCTGGCAATTTAAATTATATGATAACTTTTTACAAAATAGAAAAAGATTCTAATAATTTATTATATAATTTAAACACATTGCCAGCAAGCCTTTAGGTTTATTCTAAACTTAATTTAGATTCTATTGTAAAAGAAGAAGATTATTATGTAATTGATGATAGCCAAGTAGTCCAACAAATTTGGGAACGTTTAGCTCGTTTGGAAGGATTTGTTGGTGGTAATGGGTTGGATGTTTATTGGATTGTTCTTGAATAAATAAACTAAATGGTATAGAATTATTAATTAATTCTATACCATTAATTTATAGAAAGGAGTTATTGAAGATCGATGGCTCTATTTAAAATTTTAAAAGGAGACTCAAATAATTTAGTTTCCTATGATAATGCTGAAGTAGTTAATGGTAAAATTCCTTTTCCTGCCTTGGGTTCAGGAAAAACTTTATTTACAACAGTAGATAGTACTCCTATTACAGAAGGATACGCTTATTTCACAGAAGATACTCATAAATTTTATATTGATACTAAAGACAAAAGATTAAATTTATATACTGATCACGCGGATTATGCTACTTATGATGAAAATGGACGTAATTTAGCAGAATTATCAGAAGTATCTTATGAAAATATTGATGATACTGGAGGACAGATTGGAGTAATAAATATTAATGGTATTGAATATCCTATTACTTGTCCTGCTGATATCGCTGGAAAAACTATAAACAAATATACTTTTGATGTTAGCGCCGATTAGATGGTTTTTACTATTCCTTTTAATTTTAGTGATAGTAGTACACTTACTCTTTATTATAATGGTATTATGATTTAGGAAGCAGAAAATTATACTATAGATGGTAATACTATTATTTTAAATGGTTGGAAAGGCAAACAAGGGGATTTTCTAACTGTAATGGGTATCGAAGGAGCAGCTGGAATTAATGTTGATGAAGATATTATTCGAATTTAGACTGAGTTAAATAAAGCTTTAGAAAAAATTAACTCTTCCACTGAAAACTTAATCTATAAAAATAAATCTAATATAATGACTGCTGATGGCAGAATTATAATGGATAGTAATTATGTTCCTACAACTGATATGGAATTAGCTACTAAAAAATATGTTGATAATGCCACTCCCCCTACGGTTGGAACTACTACTGATTATTCTATTTATATTGGATCTACACAACCTGCTTCTGGGACCGCTCCTTTAGTATGGATAGATACAACTGCTAAAACTGGCACTTTTAAATATAGAACTTCTACCACAGGTACTTGGACCCCTGTCCCCGTGGCTTGGATTTAATATAAATTTATTATAAGAAAAAGGAGATAATATTATGGATCAAAATTTGATTAATCAATTATTCCAAGTATGTTTAATTCCTATGCTTGGCGCTTTAACTACTTTTATAGTTATTTGGATTAAAGCAAAAAGTGCGGAATTACAAAAGAAAACTAATAATGATATTTTAAATAAATATGTGCAAATGGCTACTGACACAATTACTAACTGTGTTATTGCCACTAATCAAACTTATGTAAATTCTCTTAAAGAACAAGGTAAATTTGATGAAGCTGCTCAAAAAGAAGCATTTTAGAGAACTTATCAAGCGGTGTTGCTTATTTTAAGTGATGACGCTAAAGAGTATTTGAATAATGCTTTTGGTGATTTAAATAAATATTTACAAGAGAAGATTGAGTCTACAGTAAATAATTATCGTACTCCAAGTAATGATTTAAAGCAATAAAAATAAGGGAGACATTCTTAATTGAATGTCTCCCTTATTTTTTTTTATCTGAATGGATTTTTCCATCGTCGATTAATTTCTTCATAGCCTTTTTTAGGAAAGTATAAAATTTCACCATTTTTAAAAGTTAAATTATCTTTGTTCATTATTTTAATTTGATTTAAATTAATAATTAAACTTGGTGGAATAAAGACAAAATCTGGATGATAAACTAAAGTCCTTATATAGTTTTCAAAAGAAGTTTTTAAAGTTTTGCTATTTAGAACCTCATTTTCTAAATGGCAACATAAATTTCGTTTTTGAATATCAGCATATAATACTTTACTCAAATCAATTTTTATTTCTCTATTAGGAGTATCTAAATATTTATATTCACGTCTTTTTTCTTCTCTAACTTCATGTAAAATAGAAAAAATTTTTTCTTTATTAACAGGTTTTTTGACGAAATTAAATGCCTTTACTTCATAAGAAGCCACTCCATAATTTATTTGGGAGGAAACAAAAATTATTTTTCCAATATACCCATTTGTTCTTAAAAGATGAGCTATTTCAATACCATCCATTTTTTTGAATGTAATCCCTAAAAAGATTGCATCATAATCAATATTGGAGTTAATTAATTTTTCAGGATCAGTAAATTTATATACATATCCTGGTAAATTAAAATCTTTAAAATACTGATTTATTATTTCTTCCAATGAGTCATTTTGCTAATCGCTATTGTCGCAAACACCTACGATAAAAATTTTAATCACCTTCATTTTGTTTATTTTAGAAAAAATTTTTCTATCTTTATATTCTTTCTATATTATAATTATACAAAAATTTTTAAATATTGTAAAATAAAAAATTATAAAGTGTCAAATTTATTTAATTTTAAGTAAGTGAAATTTTTATCCAAAAAGTGTCAGTAATTATAATATATTTACACAAAATAAAAGTTATATAATAATGAAAGGAAAAGATAAAACCTTTCATTATTATATTTCTCCGGAGGTAATAACATGAATACTTATGGTTATCCATAGCAGTAGTATCCAATAGGTAATAATAGACCTATTTATGGAACAACTGCTACACCTGTGATTCAAAACAATACTGCATAGCGAATTAGACCCGTTGCTTCTTTAGAAGAGGTTCGAGCTATGAATATAGATTTTGATGGTTCAGTTTTTTATTTTCCTGACTATGCTAATCGTAGAATTTATACAAAACAAATAAATATGGATGGAACAGCTTCTATTAATATGTATGAATTAAAGGAAATCCCGAATTCTTCTTAGCCTAATAATGATTATATAACACGAGAGGAATTTAATACTACCTTAACTTCTATTAAAGAAGTTTTTGCATAGATCATGGGATCTAATAACGCGGTTGCGCCATCTCAAGGAACGGATTAGCCAGCTCAATAGCAACCAGCAGAGAGCAAACCGCAGTTTAATTTTTAAGGAGAGTTTCAAATGACACAATCAATGAATCCAATGCAAATTATTGCTATGATTAAAAACGGTCAAAATCCATAGCAATTAGTTTTATCTATGCTTGAAAGTCAAATGGGCGGAACGCCAATGGGCAATAATTTATTACAAATGGCACGGAACGGTCAATCCGATGACATTGAAAAATTTGCTCGTAATTTGTTTGAATCAAGAGGTTTGAATTTCGATAAAGAATTTAATAGTTTTAAGTCCCAAATGGGGTTTAAATAAATAAAATTATAGAAAGAGGTTTTGTTATGTTTAATTACAATTATCCAATGAGCACGCCGAATTATTCATTATCTGATATTGCTGCGGCTTCTGGAAATGGCTATCGTAATAATGATGGCGGAATGTGGGGAGACGGAGCATGGTGGATTATTATCCTGTTCTTATTCTGCTTCAATGGCTGGGGCGGTAATGGCTGGGGTAATAATGGTGCTAATGGTTCTGGTTTCCAAGGCACTACAACTCGAGAAGAAATCGGTTATGGTTTTAACATGAGCGATCTTAAATCTGGCGTTAATGGTTTAGCTTCTAGCCTTTGTAATGGTTTTAGTGGAGTAAACACTAATCTTTTAAGTGGTTTTGCTAATCTTGCTGAAACTAATAATGCTAATACTCGCACTTTACAGAGTGATATCTGTAATATGGGTATGAACAATATGCAGAATACCTTTAGTATTACTTAGGCTATTAATGCTGATACTGTAGCAAGTATGCAAAATACTAATAATTTAACTCAGCAGTTAAGTAATATGGCAGCTACTAACGCTCAATGCTGCTGCGAAAATAAACAGTTAATTCAATCTAGTTTTGCTGATCTTAATTACAATCTTGCTAGTATTGCTTGCCAGAATCGTCAGGCTACCGTTGATGGTGTCCGCGATATTATTGACAACAATAATGCTAATATGCGTTCTATTCTTGACTTCCTTGTTCAAGATAAAATTGAGACTCTTACCAGTGAAAATAGCACTCTTAAAAATTAGATTTCTCAAAATCTTCAAAATGCTTATCTTATTGATCAGTTGTCTCCAAAAGCAACTCCTGCTTATATTGTTGCTAATCCTTATACCGGCGTTAGTTATACTAGCTATGGATGCGGATATGGTTCAGGGTGCGGTTGCAATTCCTGATTGAAGAAAGAAGGTTAAATTATGGAAATAACGGCTAATGCTTTACAATCAGTTGCTACTGGTTCTAATGTAGTATTCACTAACACAGCTGTTGCTGGAAACTGTTCCATAATGTATCGCGAGGGTAGCGGTTTAGTTACCCTCCGCGGTCTTACGAACGGTCAACGCAGAGCTCGTTTCCGCATTTCATTTGGAGGTAATATAGGACTTCCAACTACTGGAACTGCGGGTGCTATTTCTTTGGCTATAGCTATTAATGGAGAGCCAGTTACTACTTCTACAATGATTTCCACTCCTACGGCTACTGGATAGTTTAATAATGTTTCACGTGCTTTATTCCTCGATGTGTTAGGCGGTTGTTGCACTCAAATCAGTATTGAAAACACGAGTTCATAGGCTATTGATGTTGAAAACGCCAGCTTAATTATCGAGAGAGTGGCATAAGGAGGTTTTTTAAATGTGTGATAAATTCCAAGAAATTAAAAAACAATTATTAACTCAAGTAGAAAGCCAAATGGCTCATTTAGAATGTGTTGATACAAAGGAAATGGGCGAAGTAATAGATATGATAAAAGACCTTGAACAGGCTATTTATTATTGCACTATTACTGAAGCTATGAATGAATTACCTGAAACCACACATTATTATACTGAAAAATATAAATCTCCTCATAAAAAAAGAATCTATAAACCTATGACATATGATTATGATTGGGAAGATTATGATTATGATGAACATGAATATGAGATGCCAACGAGTGGGAAATCTCATGAAACCCATGATAGTAGAGAGGGTCGTAGCGGTGTCCATAGAAAGATGTATATAGAAGCCAAAGAACTTCATAAAGATAAAAGCGTTTAGATAAAAGAATTAGATAAGTATCTTCAAGAATTAAGTTCTGATATAGTAGAAATGATTGAAGATGCTTCTAATGATGAACGTTCTTATATGGAGAAGAAAATCTAGGCTTTAGCATCTAAAATTGGATCTATGAATGGTTAATATTAATAATAGGAATTGGAGGATACTATTAGTATCTTCCAATCATCCTATGTTAATGCGGCCTTCTGGAATATATACTTTAGGTTCTTGTGATGATCCTACTTCAACAATTTATATTAATGAAAATATTACTAATAAAAAATTAAAAAAAGTATTAGCGCATGAATTAACTCATGCTGCTATTTTTAGCTATGATATTTCATTAAAACCAGAAGAAGAAGAATTGATTGCGGATTTGGTGGGAACTTATGGTGAAGAAATTATAAATAATACTAATCTTTTATTTAAATAGATAAAAAAAATAAGGGAATGAAACTATTTTTGTTTCATTCCCTTATTTTTTTTTATTAGTCTTTAAGCGGTAATTTTAAAGTCCTTTCATAGTACTCTTTAGCCTATCCATTCCCACCTAAACCTGCATATACTTTAAAGAATTCGACTAACTATTCATACTGTCCTGAAGTCATATATCCTTGTTTTAAGAAACTTTGACATAATTGAATTAATCTAAATCTATAAGAAGCAAGAATTATTTCAATATATCTCTTACTAATTTTCTTCTCTTCTAATACAAAAGATCTCAAATTATTTAGATCTTCTTTGATTGGAGCTATATGGTCTTCAATTAATTCTTCTAATTGTTCATCTTTCTTTTCTTCTGCCAATTTTTGATACATTTTCATTTGAGTATAAATATATCTACAAAAGGCTAAGAGGCCAGCAGAAATAAGACCAAAAAATATTTCTATAAAATGCTAGGCAATAAAAGTAGACATAAAAAATACCTCCTTCCATTAACTTCTAATATATTTTAAAAGAAAGGAAGGAGGATTATTTATTTAAGGCCTATCTATTATTCCCAATTAAAATCATTATTGGAACTTTCTTTCGTGAAATATGCGGTATATAAACATATAGCATCACATATATCATCATTGGCTTTTATATTATATTTTTGCTATACAAAATCAATATCGGCTTGTTTGAGAGTTTCACGTTTAATACTGCGACCAGTTTTAATTCCAAGTTTTTTGCGCCATTCACTGGCCTACATCAATTCTAATGTTTTGGAAGTAAATGAAGAATTAACTCCATGTGCGCCCAACATTACTGCGCCTTGAAGCCACATTAATAAACGCGAAGTATCAGAATATCCATAAGTTTCAGGATGAACATCTTCCGCTACTATCTTCTCTATATTATATTTTTTTACTAATTCAATAATCTAATCTTGTATTTTTTGTATTCTATCTAAATTATTAGAGGAAATCGCGGTTAGCAGTCCATAATCTAACATTTCTCCCTCACTATTAGATACACAATAACCAGTAGATTTAGTAGATAAATCTAAAAAGAGGATATTCAAGTAATTGCCTCCTTTCTTTAGGTTTGAGGTAATTACTTTGAAGTTGAACCAAATCCTCCAAGACGATCACCAGAAGCATTATCATCTTCAGTGATTAAATAAGATTTAATAATACCTTGACCAATAACATCACCTTTATGAAGTTGAATATCAAAAGGAGATAAATTAATCATTTGAAAATAAATATGTCCTTCATTATCAGGATTATTATAATAGTCTGCATCAATAATCCCAACGCCATTAGCAAGAATAAGCCAATATTTTAAAGGACAAGAACTACGAACTGACAATTCAAGATATGTATTATCATTTAATTCACATTTAATTCCAGTAGGCACAAGAGTTGGTTTTGCTTTAAGATTTTTTGTCATATTACCTATATCTTCAAGAGAAATTGAATCAAAATAACGTGTTGGAAATCTATTTAGCAAATTCTTATATGCTGGAATTACAACATCTTCTGCTACTGTAAAATCATAGCCTGCGGATTTCGCTGTTTTTCTTACAGGCAAAACCGCATCAGGATATTTGCTTACTCGTTCAAACTTCATTAAAAGCTTACCTCATAATTTACATCAATATTACTAATAGGATCTTTTTCATCATTGAATTTCTTAACAAGAGTGACTTGATACCATTCATCAACAATTTCACCCTTAGCCTTTTTTTCTTTCTTTACTGAACTATACTTAGCTAAAATATATTTAGTTTCAGCTTTAGCTTCATCAATAAGCGCGGCCGCACTTTCCTCATTATCTACGCGATAAACTTCCGTAGCACTTACAAGATACTTATTCATTACCCTACCTCAACTTTAATTTCTTTTCTATTGGAATAATTTAAACTATTACTTTCATAAATTTTTGGAATTAATTCATTAATAAAATCTTCAATGCCATATAAACGTATAGTATCAGTATCGTTCTTATAACAAGATGCTACTAAAACATTTGGAAGATCAGAAATACTACAAGTTCCAATAGTTACTGCCATTCCATCATCATAAGTTTTAAAAACATTTTGTTCCATTGAAAATAAATTAATATTACAAACAATCATTTAATTACACTCCACAATACCAGCATCATATTGGAATAAATAAAAACAATAAGATTCATTATCAATATTTATCCAAATTTCAATAGCGCCATCATTATTTTTTTCCCAACCAACAATACTTCCTAATTCTTGACAAAGTATAATTACCATACTCGCTACAGAACCAGTTGAAATAATTGGAGGAATATTTTTGTGAAAAATGGTATAATAATTATAATCTTTACATAATAACATATAATACATTCCATATTCACTCATTTCATTGATACTATTCATTAATTTATTTAATTCTTCTTCATTGATTGGATCCATTTGTATCATAATATTTTTATTAAAATCATATAAATTCATTCCAGTTTGAAATGTAGTAGAATTATCTGATAAACTATTAGTAGTAGTTCCTATCATTACCCATTCATTTCCAGTATAACAATATTGTTTCTGATCTTCACCAGAAATGGCAATAGTTCCTTCTTTGAATTTACGAGGAGAATTATATAATTCTCCTATTGTATTAGTATAAAAAACATTCATTATTATATAATCTCCTATCTATTTCATAGAAAAATTATATCACAAATTTTCTTTTTTGTCAAGTTTTAAATTAATAATGTTCTAATTGCGAGACCCGCGCAAAGGCAAAGTGATATCTCTTTCCTTTTGGATATATGGTCCATCAATTAGGTAATCGGCGGTTTTTAATATATTCTTAATTCTAATATTATTACTATTCTTTAAATCATCATAAATATATCCAGTCCATACATATATTTTAATGTTTGGATATATTTTTTTAATTTCAGTAATAATTAAATTAGTTAAAAATTCGTTTTCAGGGCAGAGAGGTTCTCCACCCATAATACAAAGATTACGCTCAACATTATTCGCATTAATGGCAGTAATTAATTCATCTAATACTTTATTAGTAAATTCTTTGCCACCATTAAAATCCCATGTTTCAGGATTCTGGCATCCTTCACAATGGTGCGGACACCCTTGTGTAAAAAATGATACACATACTCCAGGCGCCGCTGCCAAATCATTCTTTATAATTCCTGCATATTTCATTCTAATGCTCCTGTATGTTTTACTCTTGCTTCAACTTCTTTTTGTTTGCCCCAATTGAAAGCAGTTTTATAATTACCTGTAAGATAACCAGTTACACGACGCAATTGTTGGATATTATGGCTCCCGCACACAGGACAAGAATCATTAAACTCGTCACAATAACCACATTCAAGGCAAGTATCATTAGGAACATTTACTGCGAAATAAGGAATATCGTGGTCCATTGCATAATTAACAATAGTTTCAAGAGCATCAATATTGTGTTTTACAGTAGAATCAAGTTCAACATAAGTAATACATCCTGCGGATGAATAGCCAGTCAGCTCAGATTCAATATCAATTTTTTCAAACGGACTCATTTCTTTCCACACTGGAACATGAATACTATTAGTGAAAAATTCTCTATCACTAACATTAGGAATAATTCCATACCTTTCTTTAAATTTTGTCATAGCAGTATAACATAAATTTTCTGCGGGTGTATAATAAACTCCAAAATTTAATTTATATTTTTCTTTATACTCGGCGCATCTATCTTTAAATAATTGTTCAATTCGTTTAGCTAATTCCATTCCTTCTGAAGTGGTGTGGTCTTTACCAATAAGAATTTGAAGAGTTTCAGCCAAACCTAACTGACCAATAGCAAGAGTTCCATGCTTAAGAGCAGAACGAATTCCCTCTTCTGGGATATAGCCTGCCATAACGTTATTTTCATACATAAATTTCGCGGAGCCTGGGTCTTGAGAGCAAATCCACTCAAAACGTTCCATTAACTGAATACGTGCTTCATTGATTTTTCTATCGAGTAAAGACATAAATCGTTCTACACCAATTTTAGTCCGTTCTTCTTGGGACAACGATTTATAGTCCTCCCAATTATCATTTTCATTTAGAGTAACGGCCATCATCGCAAGAGTAGGAAGAATAATAGTAACAGGACAAATATTTCCACGTCCATCTTTAAGCTGACCGAATCCATTAATATCCCAACCATTTGCAGTTCTGCATCCCATCGTAGAAAAATAAGTGCGAGGATCATTAATATCATATCCCGCATTACCAGACCAATCAACATTTGCATAATTAGGATAAAGGCGTCTCGCGGTGCTTTCTAATGCTAATCTATATAAATCATAATTAGGATCACTAGGCTTGCGGTTAACACCTTTCATACATTGAAAAATTCCACAAGGAAAAATTGAAGTTTTATGCAATTTACCAAGACCTTCAATAGAAACATCTAATAACGCCTTAGTTACCATTCTGCCTTCAGGCTTGGTGCAAGTGCCATAATTGATACTTGTAAATGGTAATTGATTACCACTACGAGATTGTAAAGTATTAAGATTATGGTAAAGGCCTTCTGCAGCTTGATGAGTTTCGCGAGTGGTCATTTTCATAGCGTATTTATATGCTTTTGGAAATGATTTATAAAAATCATCATCAATAGGAGTTTCTTTACTGTAACAACCATCATATTTACTCATATCTAATCCTTCATATAAAAATTCAATACCATCATTGAAATGTTTAAAGAAAGATTTTCTTACATAAGGAACCATAGTCCAATCTAAGTGAGTAGCACTAACTCCACCAAACTAACAAAGACTTTGGATTTGAAAAATAACAGCAATTAATTGAAACGCTGTATTAATTGAACCCGCAGGACGAACATCTGCTTGACGAGTATTAAATCCATTAGCAAGCAAATTATCAAAAGGAATACTTAAACAGTTATGAGAACCAACATAATAAGAATCAAGATCGTGAGTATAAATAATATTATCAATATGATTCTTACGAGCCATAGGGGAAAGTAAGTAATCAAGCGCAAGTTGTTTGGTGACAACACTACTTGCTTCACCTATACGGCCACCGAATGAATGTTCATCAACATTAGCATTTTGATTTTTTACATTATTACCATCGAGCTTTTCACGAATTGCTTTAATAAAATCATCTTTTTTATTACGAGCAACTTCTTTTTTATATCTATATCTGATATAAGCACGAGCAACATCGCGTCGCTCAGAACGCATTAAATAATCTTCAATCCAATCTTGAAGATCTTCTACTCCAACACTTCCATCGGGGAAATGATTTATTTGTCTTTCAATGTCTTCCGCAATATCTTTCGCGGTATCATCTTCATATAATTTACCATCAACTTCAATAAATGCTTTATTTATTGCGTTAATAATTTTCTTTTTATTAAATTGAGTTATACTTCCATCACGTTTAATAATATACAATTTTTTTGCCTCCAAACTAAATATAGTAGTTCTTTTAGAATATTCTATTATATTTAGGTTTTGTTAGTAAATAATTATTTATCTTGGTCCATTTCCGCCCATTGCTTAACTTTTTGAGTTAAAAGATTAACAATATTATTATAATCTTCCAATGTTTCATTTGCCACAATATTGCACTTAATATCATTCATTAGCTGAAATTGAATTTCATCAGTAGTATATCTTCTAATGATTTCATTTACATCAGGATTTTTTTCTCTATTTAATTGCCTAATTAAGCGAGTTTTTCCTTTTGCAGTGATATAATATATCTCCAATTCAATTCTATCATCTTTAAGAAGACTTATAATTCCTTCGGGATTAAAAACACCAATATTAACTTTACTGTCAGACAAACTATCAATACTTGTGCCATAATACCAATTATTAAAAGAAGTGGTTTCTAACATTTTATTTTCATCAATTAAAGTTAAAAACTGATCATCTGAAACAAAATGATAATTTTTGTCTGCTATTTCTTTTTCACGCTTTGGGCGCGTAGTGTGGCTTATAATAGGATTTAGATATTCCTCTAAGCGGGAAAAGGTAGCCATCATTAGGCTATCTTTTCCTGCACCAGATTTTCCACATAATGCAATAATTTTATACATCTTCTTCAATTCCTCCTTGATAACGAGCATCTTTTAAAACTAAATCGCCATTGGATAAAATTTCATCAATTTTATATAATTGATGCCCTCCAGAAGAAGCATATTTTTTTGACATGAAATTATCTCCATTACGAATTCCAGAGACTACGATCATATTTCCACGATTAAACCAAGATTTTTCAACAATATGTTTAGTTCCGTCTGCCCCGCGCTCTGAAATTTGTTTATCAAATAAACTAAAATATTCTTTTCTAAACTTTACTTCTACAGGACCAGTAGTAGTAAGAATGGTTACAGTGCTTTTAGTTTTATTTTTGGCAATACAAGTTCCGCAAATTTTAAATAACTTATAAATATGAATAGTATGATTTCCTTTAGTAAAACTTCTATCAACTATTGGATCTTCTGGAAGCTTAAAGAAATCTACAAATCCGTATTTATCATTGTTAATATTATTCAATTCATGAGTATGATAATAATAACAAAGAACTTCCATTTCCCAAGCGGATAAATTATTTTTATTAGCGTATTTATCCCAATCATCTTTAAATATTTTTATATTCAGATTATTCAAAATTTCATCTTTATTATTAGCAATCCAAGTGCGGAATATGTCCATCCACTTTTGATATATACTATTCCAAACATTTTCACTTAAAGAATAATTAGTTCCATCAAATTGAATATTATTATCTTCTCCAATTTCTACTAAGAAATTAATTGCTCGTTCATCAAGTTGATATAGACCATTATTTTTTGTAGTTTTACAAATTGCTTTTAAATATCTATTAAATTCATAAATACGGCGAGCCATAATTTGATTTTCATTTTCTTCTGGAAGAAGATCATATTTCATAAGTCCGCCCATATTTTGAAGAGTAATTCTTTTCTTTTTGTCGCAAGTTTCCCAAATATACCAAATCATTAATTCTTTTCTATCCATCATATTATCAAAGGCTCCACCTTTAATAAGAGAAATCATAGCTTGTTTACCTGGTTTAATACGGTATAAAAATTCTTTAGGATTTGAATAAGGACGATTGGCAATAATTGTATTAACTAATTCATCACCAACATTTAGCATACCTTTTAATCCGAAAAGGATTTTATTATTTTCAATATCAGGAGCAAATCCAAATTTAGATTTATTAATATCAGGAAGACCTACTTTAATTCCTGCTTTTTGAATATCACTAATAGCCTTAGCAATTTTTCCATAATCAGTAGCCGCTGTTTTGCGGATTTTGCCACTTTTGTCAGGAAGATCTTCAAATGTTACTCCATTAGCTAAATCATCACCTTCAGGAGCATAAATATCTACAATCTCTTCTTCGCTATTATCTTCAAGGGAACCACTATTAACAATTAAGCAAGCAGTATCCCAATAGATAGGATTAAAATGAATTACTAAGTAAATCATTTGAATTGCTACAAATGAATAAGGAAGGGAGTGATTAAGGCTAAATGCATATCCTAATTGAGGAGCAACTGCAATTTCCCAAAAGTATTCGGCAGATTTTTCATTATCAAATTTACTAAATACTTGTTCTCTCAATTGTGGAATTTCAGCCATTTGTTTTTTAGCAACAATCTTACGCGCCGTATTAGCTTCACCAAGAGTAAAATGAGCTACATCCATAAGGATTTCCATCATTTGCTCTTGAATAGGACAACATCCATAATATTTATCACAATGTTTATGCATCTTATCAATTAATTCTTGTGGAAGATGTTGAGCCTTCATTTCATCATCAAATACTTTAATACCTGAATGTTGAATGCGATAATATCTATCTTGCTGTGATTCTTTACCTTTTTCAGACATAAGACGCATCATAGCGTTTGCCGCCGTCATTTCCATAGGGTCTTGGGGTTTAAGACGTTTCGCAATTGCCAAACCAACTCCCGTAGAAAATTGGAATACATCTAATACATCACCAGCAGCAAGGTGGTCCCAAATTGCTTGGTCAGTTGTATCTATTACTTCTGGATGAATATATTTATTATAAAATTCTCGTAAAGATAATTCTGGAATTTGCTTATCTTTTAGAAGTAATTGATAACAAGTAATAATTTTATCAGAAGCTTCAGTTACAAGGAAGTCATATTTTGTATCTCCCGCGGCTTCCGCTTTATGAAGATCCCAACAAGTAATCATATCTCCACTAGGAGTTCTCATAAATGATGCTGTATCAAATGGATCGTCACCATACAAAATAACGCCAGAAGCATGAGAAGAACGTTTATTAACCATTCCTTCAATATATACAATAATATCTAAAAGACCAGGATATTGGTTTACTTCTCGAATAAATGCTTGAACGGGCTTACGGTCTTTTTCTTCATTACCATAAATAACATCATGGATAGGCCATAAAAATCCACGTTCTTGGGGAATTAATGAAGACATATATTGAGCATTATCAACATCAATTCCTTCTGGGAATTCTTCACTTCTATATCCACGGCAAGCAGTTAAAATACTTTGTTTAGTGCCTTCAGTTCCAAATGTAGCAACTTGAACCAATCCCAATTCTCCGCGTTCTTTTCTAATTGCTTTGAAAATCGCGGGACGTTTACTTGGGGCAAGGTCAATATCAATATCAGGCAATTCCGCGCGCTCCTTATTTAAAAATCTCCAATAAGGAAGTCCCCAACGAATTGGGTCTAATTGAGTAATGCCTAAAAGATAATTAGATAAAAAGCCAGTTGCTGAACCACGTCCAGGACCTACAATACTTCCACATTCCCAAAATAAATTAATATAATGTTGAAAAGTATTAAAATAAGCAAAAAGACAATCATCTAATTTTTCGCCAATATCTTTTATGATATCAGCTTCAATTTCAAGTCGCTCTAAATAATTTTTATTATCATAAAGTTGCTTTTCTTGTAAAGCTTTAATACATTCATTTGCCCAATACCGTTCTTGAATATTGTCGCTATTAATTAAAGAACAGATAATTGGATATTTATCAAACCATTCTGAAGGAATAAATCCTTTCTTATAATCCTTTACTTCAACTTTTGGAATAATTTGTTTTCTTTCTAATGAATAAAAAGAAATTTTATTTTGGATCTCTTGAGTGTTATCAAGAATCCAATTTATCAATTCTTTTCCTGTTTTATTATCTTTATCCCAATCATTAGCATAAGGTTCCATTAATTCAAAAATTTCATCACTTGTCATTAAGTAAGTAAATTTATAAAAATCGTCAACTTCTCTTTCTCCTGGCTTAGAAGTAAGATATGCTTTATGAATGGGTCTATCTTCTTTAGTTAAATAATGCGCATCTGTTCCAACTACCATTTTTAAATCAAACGCCTTGGCGATTTGATAAATTTTATGATTTACAATTATTTGCTCAGCGTCAGTAGATGGCGCACATTCAAGATAAAAATCATCTTTTCCAAATACTTTAATACAAAAATTAATATAATCAATTATTTGATTATAATATTTAGTTTGAGTTTCAATATCTTTATTTAATTCAGCTTGGAACATTGGTAAAATACAGCTACCAAGTTCTCCACCAATACAAGCAGTTGTTGCTATAACATGCCCTTTATATTGTTCCATTACCATTTCAAGCTCACTTTTTAAAGTAGGAACTCGTTCCATACGTCTATCAACATAACTATGAATCCAAGCAATAGAACTTAATTCTCTTAATGCTTTATGTCCGATGGCATCTTTAGCAATAAGAATAAAGTGGTAATATTTTTGTCCATTATCTCTTGTATCAGTGAGATAAATTTCATTACCAAGAGCAATAGTAAAATCAGGATTTTCTTCTCTTATTTTTTTTGCATATTGATTTACTTCCATATGCGCAGAAAGGCATTCATGGTCTGTAATAGTTATTCCTGATAGGCCTAATTCTATCGCTTTGTCAATAAGAGCTTGTGGTCTATTAATACAATCTAATAGACGTAAATTTGAATACATTGTATGATTGTGAATCCCGAAATATGATCTCATTCGCACATTCCTTTCATCTTTCATTTATATTTATATAATATCATATTATTTAATAATAATCAAATCGAGAGATATAATTATCGCATATACTACGAATATCTTTTAAAAAATCAGCAAATTCTCTTGACCGAGATGATATCTTATGCATATTATCACGAACCATAGAATTTAACATATCTAATTCTACATTTAAGTCATGGGTAAAAAGTTCTAAATTAGAATTTAAATCCTAAGCTAAATCCGCGTCCTTAAGAAACATATTATTTTCAAGTATAGCATTAATACTTGAATTTAAATTAGATGTATCTACCATTATTTTCTTCGTCTCCTTGAACTTTAAATTCAGTATCATAAATACTATTAAATATATCTACGATAGTATAAAAAAGACATCTTAAATGAGGTGGAATCCATTGAGGGGATAGACAAATAAACAATTCATCAGGAGCATCAATTGTTTCTAAATTACATTCTATAATAGGAGTAGAAGAAAAATTAAATTTTCTATCTTCTGGATAATTAGTTGAATCTTCATTTCTAATCCAAACATAATTTTCTAATTTGCCTTCTTCAGATAGATATTTTACCCAATTTCCACAATTTAAATCTTCAATTTTATTTTCAATGTCTTTATCTGTATAAGCGATATCATGATGATGATCTATATTAATTAAAGATATAGTATCATTTATATTCTTATCAACATAAGTAGCAATCATTTCATGTGAAACAATGAAATGAATGTTTTCTTTTTTCATACTTTTACTTAATTTTAATAAAAGTTGTAAAAGCCTTTTAAAATGGATGTAATCGGGTTTAGCAAATTTTAAAATTTCAAAATGAGAACATAATGCTTCCCAATCATCAGTTGAATAATTATTGTAAAGTTGAATACAAGGAGACATTATAATATCAAAATCTATTGATAATATTTTTTTCATTTATTACTTCCTTATAATTACTAATTTATCGCTAGCCCTAGTAGCCATAGTATATAAATACTTTTTATGTTCTTCTCGATCAAAAGGATGATTTTCTTCAAATCCTAACACTTTTCCATACTCGCTACCTTGCGCTTTCCAACAGGTAATAGCGTAAGCATAGGAGAAATCAAGTGGAGGATCGAGGCATTGTTTATTATTTCTTAATTGATAGCATTGGCTACCTGTAAGAGTCCCTTCACCGGTGATAAGTTGTTTATAATCAATTGGAGTCCCACAAAATTTATCTCCATCGCTTAAAACAATTTGAGTAAACATATAAGTAATAGGAACTTCTGAAATATAATAAGGGACTCGAATGTCTTCAGTATAAAAATCTTCAATAGTTCCAACAGTGCCATTAGTTAAAGCCCATACTCGATTCTCAGACATGAAATCCCAGTTATTATGTAATCCAATAATTTTATCTCCAATTTGAGGGACATTAGGATCAAATCCTTTTCTTAATCGGACTGCATTATTAATTTTAGTTCTTGTGACATTTTTAGCACAAATAATCTAATCTGCCCAATCATACATTTCAGGTATAACTTGACTTTTATCATATACTCTTACTTGTTTTCCTTCTGGACGATAAGAAATTAAAGATTTGCCTTCTCTAATCCACATTGAGAAACGAATAATTTCACTATCTTGCGCTTGACGCATAATTTCATCGAGAAAAATATGTGGTTTATCTAATACATGATTATTTTCATTAGGATCTACAGGAGGTAATTGGCCTGGATCGCCGGCCGCAATAATATAAATACCATGGGTTAGCATTAAGTCCCATAATTTTTTAGGAAGCATTGATACTTCATCGACAACAATTACTTTATATTGGGCCAATTCACTATTGTCTTTTGGAAAAAATTTAAAAGTTCCATTAGCCATCATTTTAGCTTTATATAAAAGTTTATGCGCGGTTGTCGCATTCGGGCAACCCTTTTGTTGAAGCACAGTCGCAGCTTTACCTGTAAATGCTACATAACAAACTTCTTCTTCTGGATCAACATCAAGAGCAGAAATAATAAATTTAATCAAAGTGCTCTTTCCGCTTCCCGCGTATCCCGCTATACAAGTCCAACGCTCATGGGCGTAATAGCGCTCAACCGCAATTTTCAATCCTTCTTCTTGTTTACGAGTTAATTCCATTTTCACACTCTCCAGGGTTTAATCTATAATATTTATTTTCATCAGCTATAAAATAATCACAAGCCCATTTTAATGTTCCATAAACACCTGTCGTATGTCTATCTATATTATCTAATTTAGAAATTAATTCTTGAGCTTTATTATAATAAGAACAATTTTCATAATTAGAACAATAATTACATTGTTCTTTCCAGTAAATCCACGTTAATCATGTTCTCCAATTGCTTCATTAAGAATTTGGTAAAAACGTATACAATCTCTTTCATAAAGGTCTCTAGCCGCGTTTTCAGCTTCTCTTTTAGAATATCCTTTACTATTAATATACATTTCAATATCTTCCTTCATAGCTTTATAGCGGGCTAATTGATATCTATAACAAAGACTATCATATATATAACCTTTAGTATGTTTTTCTCTTTCTTCAAAAAATTCTAAACTATTATCATATTTATGAGCTTTATCAACCATTTCTTTTAAATCCATATTTTATACCTCTTTAAAATCAACATCTTCGGGTTCATCTATATCAAATAATTCAAATAACATTGGGATAGTTGCAACACAAGCATTAACTTCATCATTACAACAATTATTTAAAAAATTCGAGGTAACAATACCTGCTACAAAACAAGCAAAATCTTTATGATTCTAATTAAATTTTTTTACAAGAGATTCTAACTCTTCTTCGTTTAAAGAAAGTAAATAATCCTTTGAAAATTGTTTCTAATATTTAGTTAAATAACTATTCCATTCTATATAAGACCTTAAAATCTTTTTATAACATAAAGATGGACTACCCATAATATTTTTCTTCTTTCTTCATTTATATTTATATAATACCATATTTTAATTATTTAGTCAAATTTAGAATATAATAAAGTCATTATCTGTATTGTCAGCTTTAATTATCATAGGTGGTCCAAAAGAAATAGTTTTTGTGCGTGGCTGATTAGATTCAGAAAAAATTTCAGATTTAAGTTTTTCCCCAAAAATTTCTAAATCACTTTTTTCATTTGACTTGTCGGTTTCTTCGCCTGTTCCCGGCCCGAGCAACCACCCTTCTTCTTTATAACCAGTGGTAGAAGCTTTAATCCATAAATCTGCGATTTCATCTAATACCTTGAACAAATCATCTTTAGAAGAAATTCCCAGTTCATTTAATTGTTTATTTATTCTATTATTCACTTCATTATATGTATACCCATATGACCCTAAAGATTCTAAAATCTCGTGCAGGACTTCACCACTTTTTTGTGGAGTTGCCTAATATACCATATTAATGTCATCAGCATAATAATTAAGTTTTTCCATAATCTACTCCATAAATGAAAATAATGGCTATATGAAGAAATAAATCTTCATATAGCCGTAAAATTAATTAGTAAAATAATTATAAGCAGTGGTCGCATTCTTTTGTCTTTGATTTAAAGAACTTGATCCACAACGTTCATAACATTTCGCAAAAGCTTTAGCAACTTCTTTTTCATCATTTAAATTTAAAAAAGAATTAAAATTAAATCCTCTTTTATATGAAGAACCAAAAGTATTAAATTCGTATCCAATAGTATTTATTAAGAATTCGCATTGTGTATCTAAATTAGAATACCAAACACTTGAATATCCTTTACTCCATTGACAAATTCCATAATAATATTTGTTAGAGGCAGTTGGCTGTAAAGATAAAGTATTACCGCCACATTCTGCCATCATATTGCCCAAAATACCAGCGCAAAC